CAACTATGGTGCTGCATCAGCTACCGGCAACTATGGTGCTGCATCAGCTACCGGCGACCAAGGCGCTGCATCAGCTACCGGCTACCAAGGCGCTGCATCAGCTACCAGCAAAGAAAGCATAGCCCTTGCTGCCGGAAAGGATTGCAAGGCAAAGGGAGCATTAGGATGCTGGATTGTGCTTACTGAACGTGGAGAATGGGACGGGAGCACTTATCCTATCATTTCAGTCAAAGCGTTCAAAGTAGACGGTAAGTCAATCAAAGAAGATGCATTCTATACTTTAATAAATGGAGAAGCAGTGGAAATGAAATAGCAATTTATTCCAGCCGCATCAAAGGTAGTGCTATTACCGTACTAAAAGCCGTGAGAGAAGCGAAGTGCGCACCGCTTTCCTTTAACCTTGTACGGGCGGTTTAAAAACACAATACAATGGAAAATGAACTTGAAGAACTGTACAAGGAGCTGAACGAAGTCAAAGCTTGCGATTTGGACTATCTTCCCAAGTATGGGTATTCTTCAAAAGAAGAAATCATTCAGCTTATAGAGGAAGACATTGAGGAGTTGCGCGCAGAACTCGAATGTAATCAATATGATTATACACCTGACGAATTCGAAGATGAAAGGATGTTTCTTTGCGTTAGTCAAGGGATGCCAAGATATTGTTAAATTATCAACATTATGGAGAACAACTTAGATTTATACAACCGCGTCAAAAAAGTCCCCCAAGAAGCTATAAAAAGTATTGCTGCGGGAAGATTGAAAGGTATGTCTGATATAAACCCTATGTGGCGCATAAAAAGGCTTACCGAAGAATTTGGGGTGTGTGGTTTCGGATGGAAATATGAAATCATCCGAATGTGGAACGAAAATGGTGGCAATGGAGTAATATCCAGTTTCGTTCACATAAACCTATTTGTAAAAATGAACGGGGAATGGAGCGAGGCTATACAAGGCATCGGCGGTTCTTCATTTGTGACAAATGAGAAAAACGGTCTCTATACATCGGATGAATGTTTCAAAATGGCCTTAACGGATGCCATATCAGTGGCTTGCAAAGCATTAGGAATGGGGGCTGATGTTTATTGGGATAAAGATTCGACAAAATACAACCAAACAAGCATGCAAGCGGCGCCTGTTACAGACAATCGAAAGTTGCTTAACAAAGAACAGTTTAACGACGAGAAGCTGATGGAGTGGATATATAAATATTTGACTAAAGCCAAAAATGAAGGCAAACGCCTTTCTCTCGTAAACCTTGTAAATGGAAGTTACAAGGTTGCCCAAGAAGATATAAGTATCATATCTGCCAATTACGAACAATACAGAATTAATAATAACCTACCATGAGTAAAGAATTATCAATTAGCAAAATTCCGGCTACAAAATCAGAACAGGAACAATTAGCTTCCCTTTTTATTCAAAAAGTACTTGATGGAGAAATCAGTGCCATAGAAGCCGTTATTCAAATGAAAAGCATCGGTGAATCCATATCTATTTTTTTGAAAAACAATGATATAAGAGAAGCAGTAATCAAGGAAACGGAAAAATACGGAAAAGGCGAAACTCCGTCATACAAAGGAGCCGTTGTTCAAGTAAAAGAGACATCTGTGAAATATGATTTTGCAGGATGCAATGACATTGTTTGGGATAAACTGAACAAGGAAAAGAAAGAAGTGGATGAAAAGATAAAGCAACGTGAAAGTTTCCTTAAGCTTGTAAATACCAATAAAACGGAAATAGATGAAGAAACCGGTGAGATATATACAATATTTCCGCCTGCGCGTTCATCTACCACATCTTATGCTATTACATTCAAAAAACAATAGTTATGTATCGAATAAGTGTCACTTCCTTAGAAGCCTTTCGGCGTTTCAGAGACAAACATTCCATATGGGATACAGAAGAACGCCTTCTTAATGTTCTTGCGGGAATAAAAGAGCCTAACGCTTATGCGGCAATAGGCTCTTGTTTTCATAAGATAGTAGAAACAGGGAAAGCAACATATGTAGGAAGAGGAATATTCGAACAGAAGCAAGAAGGGGTTATTGTCAGGTTTAACAGTAAGGCCGTTGAAAATGCCATTTTTTACCGGAATAAATTTCCTGATGCCCAACATGAGGTACACGGCGGTAAAGACTACCATTCTTCACATTTTGATATACATGTACATGGTTATGCGGATTTAAAATATGCCAAAGTAATTCGGGATATTAAAACCAAGTACTCCACACCGCATACGGAAGATTATACAAAATCATGCCAGTGGACTTTTTATCTTGATATTTTTGATTGTTCCATTTTCTACTTTGATTTATTTCAGTTCGAGGGGTACAAACGTAACATGCTCACCGATGTGACATCTACAGGTTTTATCCTTTACGAACCTATTGAATGTATTCGAACAGATTTGTCTGAAAAATACAATCAAGGTATAGTGGAAGATTTCTGCAAGTATATACATACAAATAACCTATACCACTTGTTGAAAACGAAAGAAGAACTTTATCAACTTTAAAATATTGATTTTATGATTTTAACAGGAAGTATTTGTCTTAGTGACATTCCCCGCGAGCAAATGAAGAAAGTAATCTGCAAAGACGGGAAAGAGAAAATTTATTTAAATGTGGCGGTTATCGAACGCAAGGAACCTTCACAGTTTGGGCATACCCATTTTATTACTTGTGCCCCAAAACAAGAAGAACGCAAAGAAGGCATACAGTATATTTTTGGAGATTTCAAGGAATATAAGCCCGTTCAGAGCAGCCCCACACCGGAACAGATTGCGGAAGCTCCGGGATTATCCCCGCAAGATGATTTGCCATTCTAAAATATTATGCAATACGACCTATCCAACCCACTCCACAAAGAACAGTTCAAAATACGATGTAACTATCTCTTCTCAAAGGGTTGCATTGTGGAACTGACGGAAAAGAAACCTAAGAGGACAACGCAGCAGAACAAATACCTGCACACCCTTTTAGGCTTCTTCGCTTGTGAGACGGGGAACACGCTGGAATACGTAAAACAGAACTATTACAAAAAGTTAGTAAATCCTACAATATTCACCCGTAAGATTAATGATAAGTTTTTGGGAGAAGTGGAAGTTTTACGTAGCTCCACTGATTTAGATACAGCGGAAATGACGACGAGCATTGAGCGTTTTCGTAATTGGGCGAGTGCTGAATGCGGCGTTTATCTTCCAAGTCCTGATGAAGAGAGGTTATTGCAATTAATGGAGATTGAAATAGATAGAAGCAAAACGTTTATTTAAAGTAGAAAATTATGAATACATGGCTTAAGGTAAAACTCATTACAGGGGAACAGCAGGAAATAAGATTAATAGAAAACAAGAAAGAGAAATAATCTATGAGCGAACAGAAAAACAACTTCGACAAGAAAGTACAGATGCACTTGGCTTGCTCAAAAAATGAACTGAGAAAAGAAATGCAATGCGTCTATTTCAAAGATGGATTTGCATACGCAAGTGATGGTATCATTCTCGTTAAAAACAGAATATCCGAAATATCAGGATTGGAAGAATGCGAGGCAGAAGCACTTAACGGGAAATTCCTTCATGCCGACTTATACAAGGATATGTTGAAATACGACAATATTATGATTGCGGAAGATGGTATCGAATGCAGTAAAGGTGATGATAAGGTATTCTTCTACTTTTCTAAATTTGATAAATTTCCAGATGCAGAAAAAGTATTGCAGAATGCGCTTAATATGAAGCCTGTACCATTGCCGCAGTTTAGCTTTGATATGAAAGTTATTCAACGGCTTAATAAGGCCCTTTATGAAAGTGGCAAGTGTACCGCTATGTTCAAAGGTACTAACCAACCTATTGTATTTTACAGCATGATAGAAAATATCAGTAGCGTAGGATTATTCATGCCTTGTTATACTGATGAGGAAAATGGAGATTAATGATTATATCCCTAATAAATAACCATAATTATTAACTAAACGCCCTCTGCTCACGCAGAAGTCCCGTGAAAGGTTCGGGTTAAGTGATTTAATTTAAGCTAACAGTTAACTATCCCGGTGTGGCTTGACCGCCTATCCGGGAGCGATAGCCTGTGAAGGTGTTTTTGGGAAATAATTTTATCCATACAATCTCGCCAAGCCCAACCAGGATTACGCCAATGGCACTGTATACGGGGACTGACGAGAAGATGGGGAATATGGTAGCGTTGAACGTATTGGGCGGTTATTCTTTTTGATTGCCAATTATTTTGTTTTAAAATTAGTATTAGTTATTCATTAGTTTATTATCCTTTACCATCCAGCAAAATAACGTGTTCTGTTCGATTCGGAACTTCCCCACTAATACAATCCATTATGAAACTTACAGTAACCAAATCCGAAGGTGCAACCATTCAGAAGCTTATCGAAGACCGAAAGTCAGACATTCATAATATTGGAGGTGACAGCAAGCAGGCAGAGTGTCTAAGTAAGCTGAGCAAGAAGATTGCAAGGCAGATAAGAAACAATACAAGACATGAGTCCTTACGTAATAACTTCTGCGGTTCTTATTACCTATGACGGAAAGAAGATACCGTTGGAAAACATAGAGAGTGAAATAATGACCCGACCTATCCAGTTGACTAAGGAGAGGATACTCGATGCTTTCTCCATGATGAAAGATAAGCCGGTGAATGTGGAACTTAAAGTAAAATATATATGAGACATTTAGAAGATTCTCTCCAAAAATCTATAATTAAATATTGGGACTTGAAATATCCCAAATGGAAGAAAAGGCTGGTTCATGCTCCTAATGGAGGAAAGCGCAACGCAATCGAAGCAGCAAAGTTCAAACAGATGGGCGTTCGTGCAGGATTCCCCGATTTGATACTTCTTATACCGAATAAGTTTTATCCTTTTTGTGGGGTGGAATTAAAGACTAAAACAGGCAGGCAGTCGGAGAATCAGAAAGCCTATCAGAAGGAGTTTGAAAGTATCGGCGCCAAATATGTCGTTGTCCGGTCACTTGATGAGTTTATAAAAGTTGTAAACGATTATTTGAAAGATGTATGACAATGGCAAAAGATAGCTTTATACTATATAAGTCTTTCTACAAACCTATATCAAGATTATCAGACAAACAGCTTGGACGATTATTCCGTGCAATTTTCAAGTATCAACTTGGCGAGGAGGTTACGGTAGAGGAGGACATTGAAATGGCATTTGGTTTCTTTATCAACCAATTTGAGATAGACGAAACTAAATATCATGGCATTGTCGAGAGAAACCGGAACAACGGGCGTAAAGGTGGTGCTCCGATTGGGAATAGCAACGCAAAATCGAAACGACCCAAACAACCCAGTGGGTTAAATTCAACCCAAACAACCCAAAACAAGCCTAATGAAAATGATAATGAAAATGATATAGAGAAAGAATCTCCTAACGGAGATAAGAAAGCGATTCCCAAAAACAAGGAAGTTGATTTGTCTTTTGTTGATGAGGATTTTAAAGATGCATTTAGGGAATGGCTTGAATATAAGCGCGAGCGAAGGGAAAACTATAAATCTGCTAAGTCGCTAAAAATGTGCTATAATCATCTATTAGAGTTAAGTGACAACAACCCCCAAAAAGCAAGATGTATTGTTGAGCAATCAATAGCAAACAACTATTCCGGATTATTTGAACTAAAAAATTATGGAAAGAATCGGAAACTTGATACTGAACCAGACAAAAGCTCCGCCGGTATCAAATCAATCGTTTTCGGCAAATAAGGCTAATCAGAAGCAATGGAGCAGGGAACAGGCTGACATATATTGGCGTAATCAACTCGTTGCATCTATGAAAACAATCTCGCCAGTCTTTATGGTTGATGATAGTAATCGCCAATTATTGAAAGCCCTTTATCAATGGGTTTGGGGGATTCCCGGAGTATTGGATGTAAGCAAGGGATTATTATTACACGGCTCTATCGGAGTGGGCAAGTCCACTTTGCTGAAAGGGCTACAGAACTATGCGGCAAAAATCGCCCGTTATTGTATTGGCGGCGCGGATGCTGGATTGACCTTTCAGTTTACCAGTGCTGCCGAGATTGCCTTACAGTTTGCCGAGAAAGGTATTATCGGGTTGAACCTATACACAGATAGGTCATGTATGCACAATCTTGCCATTGACGAAGTAGGACGGGAGCCTATGGATGCCAAACACTTTGGTACGGGCATAAATGCCATTCAGACCGTTTTACAACTTCGTTATGAGCAGCGATATAATTTCTATACCCACATGACTACCAATCTTGACCCGGACAAGGAGTTCTCTCAACGGTATGGAGCCTATATAGCCGACCGGGTGAAAGAGATGTTCAATGTGGTTAAAATTGAAGGTGAAAGCCGAAGATAGATGGCAAAGACAAAAGAACCCCTACCCCCCGTCCACTGCCGCCAATGCTCATACGCCACAGACTTTATCGAGAACTCATGCTTTTGTAAAATTAGAAGCCATAGAGTGTGCGCTTGTGGCAGATACGGCAGGATATGCGAGAAATTCAAGAAAAAATGATTATGGACATAGAGATTGAAAAGAAAATCGAACAATTGGAGTGGCAGCGTGACAATGCAATGCGCATACGCTGCCCGTTGGTGGCAAGGAAGTATCAGCGCATGATTGATAAACTTGCAAAAGAGAGCAGAAACAAGAATATGAACAAGGCAGAACAGGCAAGGCAATGACTACCGACACGGCAAATCAGATAATCAGCAAATATGAGAGCCTTGTAGTTCTGTGCACCTACAACATATTGCTCACGAACGACATTTGTTGCGGGCAGGTTATCGAGTGCCTGCATGCAATGAAAAGAACGCCTTATTACAAACAGGCATTCAAGCGGTATTTGAATGATGCCGATAAGGCAAGAAAGGAATACGAGCGTACTGTAAACAGCGTTATCGGTTCAGACCGGAGCGAGTTTTTCGCCGACTGCAACGACAAGTACACGGAAGAAGTGAACAAGCACGTGGATATGCTGTATTGGCAGTTCAAGCAGGCTCTTGACGATAACGGCATATCCCATTCCGCAGAGATTGCAAGGTTCGAACTTGCAAGGACATTATGTGATTACGCCTGCATCCAGTTTGACGAAAGGATTAAAGAGCTTCGAAAGAAAGATTCACGGTTTAACGGGTTTACGTTGGAATACCTGAAGCTTTCCAATGTGACAAGGATGATGAACCTTGCTTCCGACTGTTTGAAAATCGGGAAAACGGTCAATATGAACACAGAGCGGTGTACAGCAGCATTTGATGTGCTGGTAAGAAAGCTGTCGGATGCGGATAATATTGCCAACGCGATAAAAGTTTAGCGAGATGAAACTTATTTATAACCTTATAACCCTCCTCATGGACTGGCTCTCGGTAGAGGTTGGAGCGAATGAAGAGTGGTTCTGAATTATGGAAATGAAGAAAAGCGAATTGACACACGGCTCTCTGTTTAGCGGCATTGGCGGTTTTGAATTAGGTGCCGAAATGGCAGGAATTGACACTTTGTGGAATTGTGAGATAGAAAAATTTCAAGGTGAAATATTAAAAAACAAATTTCCTCATGCAGAAAGATTCACAGATATTACAAAAACAACCGGACTCCGATATGTGGACATCATTAGTGGAGGATTTCCGTGTCAAGACATCAGTGTTGCCGGAAAACGTGAAGGTATTAAGGGAAAGCGCTCCGGGTTGTGGAGTGAGATGTACCGAATTATATGGGAAGTTAGACCTAAATACGTCATCATTGAAAATTCGCCAGCTCTCACTATTTCCGGTCTCGAACAAGTCCTATGCGACCTTTCCAAAATCGGGTATAATGCGGAATGGCAATGTATATCAAACTACGCTTTTGGATACCCACACAAAAGGGAAAGACTTTATCTTATTGCCTACTCCAACAAAATCGGATTACAAGGCGACGTTTGCAAATGTGGAAGCATTAACTCGATATTTAAACAGTGGACATCAGATACGAGTGTCGGATATACTTGCGCAAAAAGGATTCTTGAAATCCCAGCGCATAGCACTGTTAGAAATGATGATGGGTTTCCCGATTGGTCACACAGAGTTGGAAGTATCGGCAATGCGGTAAATCCAACGGTGGCAAAATATTTATTTGAATGTATTAAGATTTTCGATAAACAATTAGAGTATAACTAATTAGCCATGAAGAAAAGAATAGAAAAAAAGATGCAGAAACACCCGCACAGATACAAATTGCATCAGTATTTGAAGTATGCCCGCCAATGGTGTTTCGCTCTGACATATAAGGGTAAACTATACACGTTGTTAGACGATGGTAGAATTGTAAAGGAGAACAGTTGGTTATGAAGCATTTAATTGATGCCATTATAAAGAAATGGTTCTGTTGCCACGAGTGGGAATACTTATTTGAAAGGAGAGTTGAAGTTGTTAATGATTGGGGTGATAGCGGTTGGTACACCGTCCGTCACTATTTCTGCAAGAAGTGTGGTAAATATAAGAAAATTAAAAGTCATTGATTATGAAACAAACAACTATTCCAGCTTTTAAATATTGGCTCCGGATACACGGCTTTCGCTTAGAACAGTTCGGTACCGGAACAAAAAACAATCCAATCAAGATTAAATCAAGAAAAAGAAATAAGATATGAAACAGACAATAAAAGAAGCAGCAAGGGAAGCAATTCATAAGCATTATAATTGTAATGGGACCTATCCATGTTCAGAACGTGAATATTGCGAACATTGTAACGGTCATAATACAGCATTCGATTGTTGCGAATGTGGTGCAGATGAATTTAAAGAAGGATTTATTGCCGGTGCGAACTGGCGTATCAATAGCGTATGGCATAGTAACAATCGAACGTATAAAGCGCAAAAAACAGCTTTAGTTATATTCAAAAACGGCAAATCCAAGGTATATGATAACCTCACTGATCTGACAATCGAAAGTCTTTGGGGTGGGGTAGATAGATTTGCTTACATCGAAGATTTACTACCTAATATGGAGGTTTAAATCATGAAACCAATTTTGCTTCAAGCAAGTTGGAAAAGATTGTGAACTACATAAATCAGAACATTCAATAAGGATAAGTTATGAAACAGACAGTAGAAGAAGCTGCTCGAATTGAACGTGAGAAAGTCATACTAGAACTTCACGATGCTTATAGGATTCATAAAGACCCTAAGCATTATGTAACATCTAATGTGTTAATTCAAAAATATGCCGTTCCTCTTTTTAAGGCTGGTGCAGAATGGCAGTTAAAGCAATCGCCTTGGATAAGCGTTGAGGAACGGTTGCCAGAAAATAATACCGTGGTTCTGACAAGAGGGGCTTATGGCTTCCTTATTTGCCAGCTTTCATCTTTGGGTGAATGGGAAACCGGGGCAAATGTTAATAAAGAAAGATTAGGCATTACCCATTGGATGCCCATCCCATCTTTCGATAAGATACTCGAAGTCAACAAGGATTACTGGAACGAATTAAAGAGAAAGGAGATTAAATATGAGAAAGATTGTACAGTTAGACGAATATGAGTATAGCAAGCTTGCGGACCTTGCCAAGCTCAATGAGAAAGAAATTGAAAAACGCGCCATTGACCTATGGAAAGAAAAGGGCGTGGCAGAAATAATAATCAAGATAGATACTGGAAGGGACTATAATGACTACTGTCGTATTGATTGTTCTGCACATTTCTTCTATAAAGATGACAGATTCTACATTCCAGAGAATGTACGGGAGAGATTCAGGAAAATTGTCAAAGAAAATGTGATGTGGAACATTGAAGAATGGTTCGGAGACTTAAAAGGAGCGATAAACAAATTCAATCGAGAAGCTAAATGGATTGGTTATACAAAATTCATATTTTACATGATGGCTTTGTCCGGTTGGGCTGTAGCTGCTGTGTTGTTTCTTATGCGTTAAAGGAGAAAGGAGACCGAATACAGACATGCAGCCCAATGAAATAATAAATATAATATTGGATAATGGTCATATATCATTGCATAGATACAGTGACAATCCAAGTGAAATAATATTGTCATCCCTGTTTGTAAGAAAACAAAGACGAAATGGGAACGGAATCAATTTAATGCTTCGTGCAGAACAAATAGCCAAAGGATTAGGATGTGTCCGTGTATTTCTTGAGGCAAAGAAAGGTAGTTGGCAAGAGAAATGGTATCAACGATTAGGATATAACTACTGTGAATGTTGCCAAGAAAGAAGCGGACTAATATGGATGAAAAAAAACTTAGACAAATGAAAAGATACAGAATATACAGATACGGACTTTTTGACCACATTTTTGACGTTCAAGTGAAAAAATGGTACGGCTGGGTACTTGTTAAGAGGTTTAAGGCAGATATAAGTTCTGATGACACAATGATAGATAATATTTATTATTGTGAAATGTTATCCAAGGAACTTTTGGAAAAATTGGAGGAGGAATTATGAAATCAAAACAAGTATTATCAGTCGAACAGATGATGCATTTGAAGGAGCTTGGATTGGACACAAGCGATGGAAGCATGTGTTTCGAGTGGAATGAATCAGATGCAGACAACATGGTTGTAACCTCTCCGGATGCCGATACAAATTACGACTATTATCATGAAACTTACACTTTGCAAGATATTATTCACAATCTGCCTTGCTTCATCGGCAATAAAGTGCTGACCATCCAAAAACTTGCAGATAGCTATACATGCTTATATATGGAACCTTATTCTGGGTCAATGACAAATATTACAGAAAGTAAAGAACTCATTGACGCAGCCTACGAGATGCTGTGCTGGTGTATTGAAAACGGATATGTTGAAAAGGAGGGTAAATAATGAAAGCGAGAATAAAAGAGACTGGAGAAATTATCAATATTTCTGATTACGCACGTGCCACACTTGATAAGTGTGATAGTTACGGGAGCCCTATTGAATTAAGTTTTGATGAGGTTGAAATACTTCAAGAAAGGTCTGATAATATTGATTGGGAACAGAGGCGTTACGAACTGGCGAAAGCTGCCATGCAAGGAATACTAAGCAATGAAGAAGAAGTTGGTTATGCCTGTTCCGGAGCAACATATAAAGAAAACGAGAAACATACAGTACCTAAAGCTGTTGCTCAATTTGCTATTGCTTGCGCCGATGTGCTAATTAATGAATTGAAAGGAAAATAATCATGGATATAGAAGAAGCAAAAAACAAGAAAGCGAAAGCCGAAATGGAGATAGCTCATATTTTGGAAAAACTTGAAGCCGAGACAAGCATGAATGTTAATGTTATATATCCGGTACGGCAATATGCAGAGTCGAAACTAACAGTCGAACCCGCAGGGCACATAAAAGTGAGTATAACTTTAACGCTATAAGTTATGGAACGATATAGGATTATACAAGGTCAGGGATATAACGGTTGTATCCCTATAACAGTATATTGGGTTCAGGTACGAGAAGATGGCTTATTTTCTGATAAATGGAGAAACATAAAAGGCTTTGATACATATAAAAGAGCGAAAGAATTACTTAAAATTTTGAAAGGGAAATAACCATGGAAATAAAGAACGTAGGACAACTTAGAAAAATAATTGAGAATCTTTCCGATGATTACGAAATAGAGATGCGTGTCAGACGCAAATTAACGGATGAAGAATTGAAAAATTGCAGATACCCTTATCCTTACGATACAGAGTATTTAATTCTTGAATTTGATGATATAGGTGTGTCTGACAAAGTATTATGTTTGGGTGTAACTTCTAATAGATGAACGGTATGAAAGTAAATAACGGAATAATAATAGACGGAGTGCTGCATGAAGCGGTACAAGATAATATTCATTGCGCCTCATGCTCTCTGTACGAGAAATGCGCAGAGGTGAACTACACAGCATGTATAACCGATTTGTTTAGCTGTGGCGGTTTTATCAATCGTGGCAAAGTGACAGATATTAAGATAGATAAGGAGGAGTGAACTATGACCGAAGAACTTGTGACATTAGAGACTGCGAAGCTGCTGAAAGAGAAAGGTTTCAATTGGAAGTGTGAACACATAATAGGCTGCAATAAGGTTATTACAAAATATGACCTTCCGCAAAGTATGTCGTGTTGTACGGAAATAGATGACGAACCAGTTGAATTTTTGTGTCCAGTATTGTATATCGCCCAAAAGTGGCTGCGTGAAATAAGAGGTGTGTATGTATATGTAGAACCTGTTATTGGGAAAAGATGGAAGCTTTCTTTTTGTGATTTCAATGTTCCAACAGAAGAAAGCGACTGGATGGAGAACGAAATAAACAAAGGGAATGGCTATAAAGTATATGACACCTACGAGGAAGCACTGGAAGCCGGGATACAAGAAGCGTTAAAACTTATATGAGAATGGACCCTGTTGTAAATGATGCTTATAGGCTTAGAAAACTTTTAGAAAAAGCAACGGGGCTAAAAGTATATAAGTCGGAACTAATAGCCAACTATTTTAATGGCTATCTAAGTATAGTACAAGAGTATAAGAATGAAACCAATCCGCACATTACAGTAGCACAAGGTAGCTGGTCGATAGAAAACGGTGGGGAGTATAAAATTTCACTCTATACACCTACAATCGTTATTAAAGGCAAGAGGATACTTAATACTCGTTTTGTAAAAGATGTAGCCTATAAGATAGTGGAAGCATTAAATGATGAATTTGGGGAAGATAATTGGAATACGTGCAATGAGGAGCAAAAGTGTTGGCTTCCCATGTCTCGAAACTCTTTCTATTTACAAATCCCAAATTTTGAGAAATATTAAAACTTATATGATTATGAGCAAAGGAATTTACACAAAAGAAAATGTAGGTAATGGTGTATTCATCTTTACCGTCAATAAGAATTTTGTAGAACCTAAATTTTGGGGACTGCATGAAGAAAACGAACAGGCACAATGTGCAGTTATTATCCATGATGGCAATGCTTTATTCTTCTATCCGGAAGATATGGATAATGATACCCATATTCTTCTTGATTGGGAGAAAGAGCAAACAGGAAAGATATATCCAACCACAGAAGAAGGCATGAAGGATACCGATGGAATAGGCAATACCAAAGCATTGGCTGCATCCGGAAGCGAAATTGCTGAGAAAGTCATAGCATTGGACTTATGTGGATTAAGTTGGCGCATTCCTACACTACAAGAGAGTGTCTTAGGGTATGAACATAAGGTTATGCTGAATGCAGCCTTAGCTATCTGCGGAAAACAACCAGTGAAAGATGACTGGTATTGGTGTTCTACGAGAAAAGGAAACAAACGCAATTTTATTCTCAGTTGGGGCGACGGTTTTAGATACGACAACATTCAGGACAGTGACGATTGGGTTCGCCCCGTGTCCGCTGCCTCTCTTAATTCACTTTAACCTTATAAATGATTACAACTATGGCAAAAGTATTTATAACAAAATACGCTTTAACAACAGGCATTAAAGAGATAGAAGCGGATATTATTAGAAGTAGATTTGAAGATAGAGAATATGTAATTGATGGTTTATGTTCTTACTTCCGTATAGGGGAAAACGCATTCACCGATAAATCCGAAGCGTTGAAAAAGGCGGAAGAAATGAAGATTAGGAAAATCGCTTCTCTTCGTAAGCAGATTGAGAAACTTGAAAAATTATCTTTTAAATGTGAAGAGGGTTAATAATGGATAACATAAGATTAAATATAGGCGCTCTAAATAAATGCTGTTCCAAATGCAAGTATTCAAAGGAAGCGTTTGACAACCAATTTGTAAGGTGCACATTTTATCGTTTTTACCCTTTTAGACAATTTATATGTAAAAGCTATGAATAGAAAAGAATACCAGGAACACTGCAAGCATTACAGCCCCTACAGTGGACAATGCTACAAAAAGTCATTCATATCGAGTATGGCAAGTAATATGTATGTGAACATGCGGTGTGACGGGAAATGCCCCCGTATGAGTAATTACGACAAGAGAAATAAATTAAATAGCCTTGGACGGGCTTTGTAAAATCCATATTGATATGAAAAAGTATATTGGAACAAAACAGATTGAAGCCGAGTCTATGACAAGAGGTGATGCGTGGGGAAAACATCTCCTCAGAGAAAAGCCGTCAACCGAAATTTTTGACGATGAGGGTTATCATGTTCGTTATGAAGATGGATATGAAAGTTGGTCGCCTAAAGATGTATTTGAAAAGGCATACAAGGTAGCTGATACTCCTCTTGACCGTATGTATATCGAATATAATGAGTTGATGGACAAACATAATAAGTTAGCCCTGTTTCTTGGCCGAAAAGATGCTGTTGAAATAGCTGGTGAAAATCAGGTCACTTTAATGGAGGTTCAAAAAGTACAGATGCACTACTACCTTCTTACTTTGAAAGAGCGCATTGGGTTAATGAAGAAATAAATATTGCCATACGGCGGTTGGACGTCTGCCGTATGGCTCAAAACAGAATAAATATGGATTTAAATGAACTGCGCGACCGCGCCTATAAAACCGCTTGCGACCACGGTTTCCACGATGAAGAATTGAGTAACGAACATTGCCTTTGCCTTGTAATATCCGAGCTTATGGAAGCCGTGGAAGCAGATAGAAAGGGAAGATTAGGAAAGAAATGTAAATCACGTTTTGAAATGGACTATAATCGCTATCCTGCATTAGTGGAAGAAGAAAAGCGATTTAAGTGTTCCTTTGAAAAGAATGTAAAAGATACACTTCCCGATGAACTTGCCGATGCTGTAATCCGCCTGCTTGACCTTGCCGGATTGAGAGGTATAGATTTGTCCGATACGAATGAAATTGCCGATGAATTTGTGAGCCTCAAATCCGGATTCAGATTTACAGAGGTTTGTTTTGGTTTTACACTCCTACTAACTAACGATGTAGAAGGTTTGGGAAAAAGGATATGTTTCGCTCTTGCCGGGTTGATTAAGTATTGCCAATTTTCTAATATAGACCTTATATGGCATATCAATCAGAAGATGAGATACAATGAATTGAGAGAAAACAAACATGGAAAAAAGTATTGATTATGAAACGTGAAATAAAATTCAGAGGAAAGAGAGTTAGAACAGAAGACCCATTAGAAAGATGGATAGAGGGTTTTTATGTTGAATACACGAATATTCGAGACGAGAAGATTATTAAAATCATGTCTCAATCCGGATATATGAATGATATCAATCCTGAAACTGTTGGGCAGTTCACGGGAGTTAAATACAATGATAGAGAAATATATGAGCATGATTTGGTTGAATGCGCTGGTGTACTATGTGAAGTAGTGTATAGTGATAAAATCGGTTCTTTTGTGCTATTAGAAGTTCTGTCTCAAAATCTTGGAAATAAGCCAATAGGACAAATGATAGATATGTTCGGGATTAGATATGTAGGTAATATTTACGACAGCCCGGAGTTATTGAAATAAAACAACCATGAGTAAATACATGAATTGGGAACTCTACGATAAACCACCTGAGGGTTTCTCCATTGACAAGCATACTGGTTCTCCTTTGACCGGATACGACTTTTACACAAACGGGAAAAGCGTCTTAAACGGAGGAGTAAGAATTCTTGTAAAATCTCTGAATGTTCATGTTAACAACATAGCAGACAACCATCACCCCGTGAAAAAATTCATCCCCAATAACAAAGAACCCAAGCATGACCCGATGATTAACCGTGATGTGCGTCAACGGGTAAATGTCTTTGCACGCGAGAGGTTTAAAGTAAAGCTACTACAAGAAATAGAATTTGATTTAATGGTGTGTCAACTCGAAGGCTGGAGTATGGGAAGCTACGTCAATGAGCTTAAGCAATTGATTGATGATGTTTATCGGAGAATGGTTAAGACAAAGAAAAGGAATAGCAAGACTATCAGTAACCCAAAACTTGAATTTAAAGATGAATGAATTATATATACCTCCACAGCGATTAAACCGCAACCCTATTAACGGGCGGTTTTTAAAAGGAAGTATCCCTCATAACAAGGGGAAGAAATGGGATGATTACATCCCTTCGCATAAAAGGGAAAGTATGATTAAAGGATTAGCTTTAGGGAGAACGGGAAACCCTAATATAGCGGGCTGCAATGCAAAGAAAGTAGTAGCCATAAAGAGCGGACGGTTACAAGGTGTTTTCCAGTCCTCTAACGATGCGAAACGAAAGACTGGCATTTGCGCCCGTAATATCAGGAATTGCTGTTCCGGAAAGCGTAAACACGCTGGCGGCTATCAATGGTTTTGGGAAAGCGATAATAGTTGGTGTGAATTAATTATAAATGAATAATATAACCATGAGTAAATTAGAGCACATCGCCACAATTGATTACTGCTACTGGCGATTGGAAAAGTTGAATGAGGCTCTTTCCAAGCCTAAATCGACTATGGAGCAGTTGGTTGATAAAGCCTGCGGTTATAATGAAGTAGAAGAAGTGAAAAAGGAAGCTATAGCCCTTTTGGAACAGATTGTTGAAAGTAAAAAGGCTATCGGTGTGAATTATTCGGGAGATAGCAAGTTCCTTGATAAATTAAAGAACAAAGAAACACATGAGTAAACTATACAAAGTAACCCTCTTCGGTAAATCATTCATTATAGGATGGTTCAGTTATGCAGATAAATGGTATCATAAATTTAGTATAATATATTGAACATGAAAAACAAAATCATAGCGAGCGTTATAGCAGCACTGTTCCTGCCTATGCTTATTTTCATACATTGGGCTATTGTTTATTTCTTGTCGGTTAGAATTGTATTAGCAATCGCAATGACGGTCAGCATAATTGTTGTGACATACAAGCTTTCCAAACTTTTACTTGACGAACATTCTAAAAAATGTAAAAGACCATGAGAAAAGCAGACAGAATAATCAGAGACAGACATTCCCGCATCCCGGACAAATACAAGAAGATTGACACTACGGTCAACGGGAATGCAGAAAGCCTTGCCGAACAACACAAGGAAGTGGAAAGAAGGCTATTCCCTCTACGCCTTAACAAGACCACTGTTATTTACGTCACAAAAGACAAACAGAATGAAGCATATGCAGCGAAAGCACGTAAACGGATGGGGATAACAGAACCGAAGAAACCTTTTGTCGACCCACTTTCGGAAGAAAACATTACCAAGTTGTACAAGGAAGAAAAGATACCACCCCGCAGAATGGCTGAAATGTTGGATGTGAGTGTGAGGACAATATATCTAAGATTGGCTAAGTATGGACTTACAAAAGTTAAATGCAGATAGTAAACTTACAGGCATACAGATATAACCCTCACCAAAACGGCAAGCGGTATAACCCAATGGAGAATCCGTTCAAAGCGTTCTAAACGTTCCATTGGATAACCCGGAAAAGGCGGCAATAGTCCATGTAAAGGACATTGTCCGCCAATTCAAGCAGTTCATCTATGTAATCCCTTTTTCGCATCACGTTCAAGTTTTCTACGTTGTTGGCGGTTTATACCATTTGCCGCGGCAAGGCTGTTCAGCGTCTCTTTCTGTTCGGGAGAAAGCATGTTATATACTTCTTCCCGGGATTTGCCTGATAAAATGGCTTGTACTATTTTCCACATAAGCTACGTCTGCAATGTTCACACAAAAATTTCTTCGCTACCGGGAACATCTTCTGTCCCACATATCCGCTAAGGTACTGCGCCTCTTCCCCGTATGGGTCGATGCCGAACGCCCGTGAGATATGCCGGCATAGATGCCCCTTTTCATGGTCGAAAGAGTTTTGAAACTCTGCCGGGGAAGAAGTAAGGGCTATAACCATTACGGTCTGCCTGTTTCGGATATTGGAGTAAGTGATACCCGTATTCAGATTGCAGGAGCGCATGTTCTTATAGGCATTCACCAAATCCAGCCCCCTGCATCCAACCCGCTGAAGGTCGGCGATGATACGGTCGGTATAATAGCAGTCCACCGCATAATATACCCTTACTTCCCAATCATAATCCGGTATGTAAAATTCCTGTATTATCATAGGCTACATCATCTGTTCCCACATGATAGGATTGCCGGAGCCTATGCAGTCGGCATAGAACCGAGTGAAAGGCATTCCATTGTAAGCGTCCACATCATCTATGTAATCCTTAATGAACAATGCGAGATGGGCTTCGTCAGTGATAGAACTTTTGTAGTAATCCGACTTCGCCATGTTTGCCACGTAAACACTGTCGTACCCTGCATCCTTCTCCAGGTTTACACTGTACTTTTTCAGAAGCTCCTCTACCTGCTCTTTGCTGATTGGCTCCAGCTTTTCTTCTTTACCCGTAGATTTATTTTCCATCTTCATGCGGGAAACAGCCCATAGGCACATCTTCTTGCTGAAATGCCATCCGTACTGGCTGAGATAGTCAGCCATTGCAGGCGGTATTCTGTCGTATGTATCTAATCTTTGTTTCATATTTTCCTGATTTTAAGTGATTGGCAAAAGAGGGGAATAATCCCCTCTCCATTACATGAACTCTCCGTTGGCGCGTCTGCGTCTGCGTTCGCCCATATCATCACCGTAAGGCTGTGAATCGCGGCGTTCGTTGTAAACCGGATATTCCGGGAAGTAACCCGGCATACGGCGTTCGCCCATATCTAAGCCGCCGCTATAGCTTCCACCGCGTGAACCACCGCTGTTACGATAGCCCATTTCACCGCCCTGCATCTCACGCATGGCTCTCTCGTAACCATGACGGCAACCCTCTCTATAGGCTTCTTCCATAGGATTACCGCCTCTCATACCGAAGTCACGGTCATATTCTCCGCGCCCTTCTTCCAATATTTCCCACATTCCCATATTATTTCTTTGTTTTAGATGTTTCAGCCACTCCGAGCTGTTCCATAAGCCGTTTGTTCAATTCCATAAGGTCGGACATGTTCTTGCTCATTTCTGCCATTTGCCCTTTCAGAGAGGATATTTCCTGTTCCTGACGTTGTTTCTCTGCAAATTCGGGGTTCAAGAGCGTCAGCATCTTATCACATCCCGCAATGACGGAATTGTGGAAGTCCATGCTGTTGATAATGTCTATGCTTTTCTGTTTCATAGAAGCGACCTCGTTGTTCATCGCATCACGAGAGCATGACACTACGATATTGCCGTTCTGTCCGAAGTCGGCTATATCCATGCCGGCAGGTAGATTTTGGAAAGTCGTGTTCTGCCCGTTGATACAGACAACGACATCCACAACCATTTCCATTTGGGGCAACTGTCCCATAGGGGATGCCATAGGATATTTCGGCTTAGGAGCGGAAACGCTGACTACCGGACCGTATTCGATAAACGGGTTAGCATCCTTATGAAGTATATACAACTGGTTATTGGTACGAAGTGATTGAAACATATTGGTTTGATTTTAAAGGGGTGTGGCTATTCCCATTTTGGAAATAACCACAAAGCCCCATGTTAACTACTTGCTCTTTTGAGCGGTTGCTTCTGCTGTCGGAGTCGGTGTCGATGCGGTTGTCGGACGATACCCACCGTTAACAAGGAACAGTTCGTTGGTGTACTTGTTATAGTGGATTTCGTAGATACCCGTTCCGGCAAGGTTGCCGACAGTCACCGGCTCATTGTTGTAAGCCAGCAACGGTCTTGTATCCCCATTAGTCCCTATCAGTATCGGGAGTGTAGCAGTCGTACCGGCAGGTATCGCCTGGCGGAGACTGACATAGAAACCGCCTACATAGCTTCTGTTACGGAACGCATGGTTAGGCAGCTCTAAAGTCACGTTCTCCGTGCCGACCGTTACGGCTACCGTAGGAAGGGTATTGAAATTAGCCCTTCCAATAGTAGGGAACAAGAAAGGAAATCCTGTAAAAAAGTTAGGCCACATAATTACCCCCTTTCTTACCGGAATTAACCCCAGTAGTTGTTACAACCACAACCGCTACGCCCATACATTGCATCACCGGCGTAAGCACCGAAAGCCGCAGCACGAGCTATCTCAGGGTTAAATGCTTGCAATTGCGGGTATGGCACTGCTACCGTAGGTGGCATCTTGCATTTTATTCCATCGACATCGGACTGCAATGCCTGCAAGCCTGCTGCCAAAGGAGCAATCTGTTGTCCTACTGAATTCAGGATAGTAGCATTCTGGTTACGTTGGGAGATTTCAGCGGTCAAAGTGGCTTTTTCTGCTGTAAGAGCCGCAATCTTGTCCTGCAATGCTTGGTTCTGCATAGCGTCCAACTTTGCAAGGATAGCATTGGTATTGGCGGTCGCACCGTCACGCAATGAAAGTGCATTCTGATTGGCTGTGTTGACAAGCGCGTTGGTCTGATTGCACATCGCAAGCTGGTTCTCATAGCCCATTGTGGTAATGGCGTTCTGAGTCTTGCAGCAGCAATCTGCAATCTGAGTAAGAACAGCCTGATTTCCGGACTGGAATGCGTTGATGATTTGCTGGCTTGACATGCCCACCTGATTTCCTACATTGGCGATAAGTCCCTGGATGTTGCACAGGGCGCTCTGTAACTGTTGGGTAGAGCAGTTCAAAGAAGAAGCAAGCTGGTTGATGGCATTGCCATTGCCCTGAATGGCTGACATCAGGTATTCACGACCGACATCACCGTTAAGCTCGGCAGGTAGACCGCCACCATTGCCAAAGCGGTTGCCGAAGCCGTTGCCGCCCCAACAGAACCACAAAAGGATAATCCAGATGAACCACCACGAGCCGCCCCATTGGTCTTGGCTGCCACGTCCCTGGTTCAGTAAAGCGAGAAGGCCGGGGTCTACACCCTTGCTTCCCATCAAGTTGGGCAACATAGCCATGATGTCGAATTTGCTTCCGCCACCATTTCCGTTGTTCCCGTCTTGGTTGAAGACATACGTTCTTTCCATAGAGATTTATATTTTGTATTACGGTCAAAATCAACCGCATCACAAAAGTATAAATACGCAATCTGCCATGAAATCAGTTGTTTCCCAACGCTTTCCTAATGTTTTCCCAATATATTCTCAACATTTTCCCGCCTTCCATACGTTCCTGGAAATTGGAAATCATGTAGTTTATCGCGCGTTTGGTCTTGTGAATTTTAGGAGCTATCTGTGAAGGGTACATTCCCCTTTCAACAAGCAACTGTACAAGCAGATAGCGGGCGTCTACGGTTTCCGTATCCTTATCCGAAGATAGTATTCGGCTGGCGGGTATTTCGGTCTCCTGCGCCACAAGATTGATTGTTTCGGCAAAGATTTCTGACTTACACATAGTTTTTCTGAATTTTATATTTATCTTTGCCCTGCCACATAAAATATTTGATTATATACGAACAAAGCATAAGATACCGTGTTGAAGATATTAAAGCCTCCAACGTGCGGTGTCTTATGCTTTTTTCAAATTTTTATGTGGCAATAATTATTTGAACGTTGGGGGCTTTCTTTTTACTCTAAGCCCCGAAAGAGTGTCAGCTACAAGCCAACTTCTACATCGTTAATTTCTTTCTTATCTTTATGGGGAGCCAAACAATTACGAATAAAACACATGTCAGATTTATCGAAATGCTGGCACCACCGTAATTGATTTTAAACTTTTCCCACCATGACAGTTCCCTCTCTACCGGATAAGGCTTGGGCACTTCAATCCTTCTTATCTTTTCGATAAAATACGGCATTTTGACCGTTACCGTAGCATGAGGATAAATGCCCAATGAATGGTTCAATATCCCGTTGCTAAATGAAGCATAGCTGTAGGCATACGGATTGCGAAGGAATGACGTTGTATCGGCAACAGATACGCTGTCCTTGTACGGTATCAGCTTCTCTTGAAATGTCGTATCATGGAAAATCACACTATCAAGAACCTTTGTCTCAACCGGCATATAAACAGTCCTCGTTCTACAGGAATACACCGTCAACGCAAGAAATACTATATACACTAACTTCTTCATAACTTCAACAGATAATGATTAACAACCATACCTGCACATATTGCAGCTACACCACATAGCAAGTCTGCTTTGTTCCACTTGCCGTTATAGTAGTGGCAACGGTCGCTGTTCTCCTTGATAAAGAGCATCAGCAATGCTGTACTACTGCCGAATACTATGGCGGTGGATAGATAGACCACCGCACCTAAGATGTTATTTTTCATATTTTGAGTTAGCATTATGCAAATTTAGTTAATGAAATATATCTTCTATCCGTGGTTCCTGTAGACTAATTGGAGCAAATCTTATAAGTGTATTGATTATAACATTGGCTATTTTCTGCCCTCCGATATTATTAGGATGAACTTGGTCGCCCAAATCTTTGGTTATTGTTAAAGTTGATATTCCACTTAACCCATTTACATCTATGACAGGAATGCCATATATTGCCGCAATATCTTTTATGACTTTACAGTAATCTAATATAGTTAGATTCTGATTATTTTTGTATGGATAATCCGCATTTTCATACTTATTATAAAAGTTATGAGGCGTACATACAAAAATTTTAGCGTTGGGGATTCTTTTGATGATTTTTCTTATCATTAAGGCATAAGCGTAGTAAAAATGTGTCTCATCTCCATCATCTATACTCCCTATTTCAACACTACCTGAAATATCATTTGCTGATGCATAAATAATCAATATATCAGTATCAAGCGGTATAGTAGATACCCGCTCATCTCCACACATATAATCCTTTATTGATATTGTCCCCTCTGAAGGATTGCTTGCATGATAATATCCAGATTCATCAACAAGTTTGTTTTTATATCCAACTGATGTAACCTTAGACCCACCAATACCTCTGTTATAATGGTCAGCCATATTAAAATATTTCCATACATACTTCTGCCATGAAGCCAGTTCTACAATTGAGTCGCCAAACGATGTCATTTTCTTTCCGGAGAAAGCCATACGAAGTATCTCATCATGATTCATAGTTGAATCCATATCAATAGAATTGGGATTACAAGGGAAATAATGTAATGAAACAAAAGCATGAGTATTCTTGTTAAAGTTAAAGACAGCGTATCTATAGGCTGGGCTTTGGTTTATTTTAAGTTCCCGAAATGAATCTGTCTGATTGCCGGTATATCCAATATATGAACCATCTGATGTAAACAATGCTACGGAATAAGCATTTGTAAAAACAGTTTTTGCATCTTTTATATCTATAAGTTGAGTCGTATTATATTCCTCATTGACAGATAGAGAACCATTGGTTGTATTGTATCCTTTGATTAGAATTGATTCTGTTATTAAGTTTTTGCTATAATCCAAAATAGGAACTTCTGCAACTCCAAATTCTGTAAAAATAAAATTCTCTTTACCCGAAAAATATTTACCAGGAACTTCGGTTGTATATAATAACCTACAGTAATTAGACTCTTTTTCCTTGGGAATTTTACTTATATTTCTACCCGTGGCGGCATTGGCTCTCTTCCAATTTAGATAAGTAAGGCCGTTTTCTGTTTTCTTGTAAAAATAGATTCCATAACAATTTGTATACAGATAATCCATGTCACCTATATCAAAGCCGTCAACAACACATCTTCCTTCTGAAGAAATAATATTGCCCGAATTATCAATCGTTTTATTTGATTTTATTTTATCGGAGGATATTTTATTCACAGATATGTTTTCAACATCCACATTCAGTGCTTGCCGAATCCAATTATCAATGCTTGTGAATGTTCCACCCTGGAACTCCCACGTTTCTACTTTTCCAACTGAATTTATGAACGACACCTTCAATCCGATATTTCTAAGTTCCTGCGGAACTTGGGCAATGGCGCCTTCCAGACTGTACTTGTTACTCCCGTCAATTCCCGAAGTAGGATGCTGGACGGAAACATTATACTCGGTGATGTAGTTCATATAGTCAGTGCTGCCACCAGTGCCACCACCAGTGCCGATGTATTTCTTCAATGTAGCGGTACTCATTGAGCCGTTGCTACTACCTTGCTGAAAAGGTATCAGCTCGTTTCCGGTTAAGTTCTCCTTTTGAGGGAGTTCTCCTATTTGTAATCCTTCTGCCATATCTTTTTATTTTTTGTTATTTGTAAGTAATATTGGTTCTTCGTTAGCCAACAATAACGGAGTGCCATCCGACAATAATAAATACTTTCCGTCAGGGGATGGGTTTGGTCCCGGTTTATTATCCTTGATATATGAATACCCTATAGTAAGTATACTGATAGTAGGAATACCGATTGTCGGGATGCTGATGTTGGGGATAGTGATTGGTTTCATAGGCTATCCCTCTTTAATCATTTTGGCTTCTGACACTTTCGTAGCACTTCTTATTGTAATTTCCATACCTGCCGCTATACCAATAAGACGAAATATCACATTGGAAGGACCTAAGGCTTGATTGGCATTTGGGGAAAGCGGGATAGGATTCATGCCCTCGATATTGGCAAATACAGTCACCATTCCGCCCTTGTTCTTTATCTGTATGGTAACGGGATTACCGTCACTGACAAACGTTGCGTAATACGCTGTTTTGCCTTCTTCTTGTTGAAATGATAAAACTTCTGCTGCCATGATGTTTACTTTTTAGAGTTATTCAAATAGTTCACAATTCCCTGCACATGCAAGTCCACTATTGCCCGCTTCCCCTCTTCCGATAATAAGAAGCCAACATCTTCCTTATTGTCTTGGAATAGGTTCTCTGTAAGGACTGCCGGGCACTTCGTGTGCTTCAAAATGTAGAACCCGCTTTCCTTATCAGGGTCGCCATCCGTCATATCCTTGCGTATCTTCATACCCGGCAAAAGTCGTCCGGCTGCCACATATAAGCTATCAGCTAATTTATCGGCTTTCGTCTGACCTGCCGAAGTCCACGCTTCCCAACCACGTGCCTGCATCCATTCAGAGCCGCTTCCCGCTGCATTACAGTGGATAGATACGAGGATTGTGTCACTTGCCTTGTATTCGTTCGCCCTACGGCAACGCTCCGATAGAGGAACGTCTATTTCCTCTTTGACGATACGTTCGGCATCAACGCCTTGTTTGCGCAATTCGGCTTCCAAACGTATGGCAATCTCACGGGTATACGCATACTCTTTCAATCTTCCGTCCGGTGAACACTTGCCCGAAGTGTTACTTCCGTGCCCGTTGTCAATCAATATTTTCATTCTGCACATCCTCCTTGAAATATTTGTCATAAACCACATGAGCCACCCATCCGGCAACAACACCGACACCGAATGATGCAACAGTAGTCAGGTTCACCCAAAACGGGGTGTAGTGCATGTACAGCATAACTCCCACGATGATAGCGATAACAATCGCTGCGATAATCAGTTTCTTTTTCATTTTGTTACTCCTTATCTTTAGTTATTATTTCACTCATATCTTCTTTCTCGACATCGAGCACTTTCTTTCCGAACAATCCCAACGCTTTCAGTAAGTTAAAATTATATCCCTTTGGCTTCAAGATATTGCTTATGATAGAGCAGAACTCTATGAAGCAGACAAACAAGCATGAATACACATCAATATTCCATTTATTGCCGGAAGCAATGTTTATCATCACCACCATACAAACAAAGGCAAAGTATGTCACCATTTTACCCATAGTACGGCGCACGGCACTTGAAAACCGAAATTCTTCACCCAATAGCAAGCATTTCCTTATCCCGAACATTAAATCGCATACAACGACTGAAAATGTTACTATCAGCCACGGTATCATGTGTTCCAATGACTGTGCAATAAAACTGCTTGCTATTACCGAGAAACCACCCGGTATGCTTTGGGTAATAATGTTATTCTTCATCTTATCGTTATTTGTCAATTATTCATATCTTTGTGTCTCTTATCAAATAAGCGAACTACTGTCATTCCGTTTTGCTCGTGAGAGTAGGACGGGATTTTCATATCTTACCGTAATAGCGGAACCACGCTCCCCATTTACGTTCTTTCAAGTAGTTCGAATTATCCTGGTTGAGTTTGGCTTCCATCTCAAATGCGCTCGCACGGTAAGCGTTTTTATTGACCTTACCGTCCCCAATCTTGCTGTCTGTAAACAGATGGTATATAAAGCTCACAAACCATTCTGTCAAATACAAAATGTAGTAGAATAGCGGGATAAGTAACAGCCACCATGCACTGACATGGAATGACAATAATACGGACGGGATAGCCGCTATCTCCATACACTCGAAGAACTGTTTCTGATGTGTCCGTTCATGGCGTATGATTGTTTCGGACAACTCTTTCAGCTTCGTAAGGATGAAGCCGAAGAGCATGATTGTTGTGTAGCCGCCAAAGAGGATAAGTTTCGCAAACCAGTTTTCATAAAATACTTTTACTCTCATAATCAAATAAGTTAAATTCAATTCTTATAATTACTTTCTTATATAATTATAGCTGTATAATTTACCATCAATTTTAAATTCAGTAAGCATCGTTGGAGCGCTCGTTTCGTTGGCAATATAACGAGGAGCACACATACCTAATAAAACAGCATAATTACCGTAATTCGTGACAAAACCGTAAACATCAGGAACTACTTGCTCATTAAGAGGACAAACTTTAAAACCGCTATCTATTCCAGGTAATACAATTCTATATTCAAAACTTTCTATATATTTTGAAAAATATAGGGCTACTTGAAAATTTTGCGGGTCTCCAAAATAAGGCAACTCTATGTATTGCTGAAGAGTAATGGGGGTTAAATTATTCTCACCAACACAAGGATAAGGATAGCCAGCATAAAAAATGGCATTGCCGATATTAAGCAAATCAATATTTTTATTTCCAACAGCAAGATTACTAATAGATGTAGCTCCAATTTTAACCATATCTAACTATCTCCATTTTTTAATATCAGGGTTTATATTTCCGCTCTAAATTCTTATCTCTCATATCAAGCATCTGTTGTAGCATACATTGTATATTCGTTTTTAGTACCGATACTATCATATTCAGTTTTAGTACGTTTAACAACTCTTTGTAGATTATCGGAAGTGAGTATATCTTCTATAGAGGCAGCGCAGTCTTCATCATTGGGCATTAGTTTAAATCCCATACGCTTGGAAACAGGACCGTTATTAGTATAATAACTGATATTGCATTGCAAGTTATATTCTTCAGTTTCAGGGTTGTGAAAAGAGTAAATGCTACTAAGTTCAATACAATTATCTTTGCTATTATAACTGTGAAAATAATACTTGGTGTGGTTCGCTATAATATCCTGGATTATTTCTTTCAGATTATCAACCGAACCAAAGATGGTGTTTATAAGGTCTATTGCTTCCCTGTCTTTTTCGTTTTTATTGGTAACAAGATAAGTGCCCACAGAAACGTTAATAACCTTACCATAATTGATATTATCCGCATACTTCTTCGTTGCAGGCTGGTAATCGCCCGTAGGGGTGAATGATGAAGTGTTGGTCTTGGTGAGGACGTCGTCCGTAAATGCAAACTCTTTCCAATTAGTCCTAACGCCCTGTTGATTACCACCACCTCTTGCAAACCATCTATTAGTTAGATAAGAGCCATAGATTTGATTAGAATGACCATAATTGGCGTTTGCGAAAATCAATGCTCCATTCTCATTAATAGGATAATTATTTTCAGGTGATGTGTAATCAGTAGGGCTTTTCTGCGTAGCAAACCCCGCTCCATTTATATCGTTTAAATTCTCTGATGTAAGATTTAAATGCTCGGGAACTTCCGCCCAATCCCCATTCTTACGACCGTATGCCTTGCCGTCAGTTGGCGCTTCGTCTATGCCGCCTATCTTCCCCTGGCTTACCCATTCACCGTTCACCCATGCGTAGTAATCATAAGGGGCTTCCGTACCTACAGCCATGAACCCGTCAACTGCCGAACCGTCGGGAACAGCGGATTTCAAGGCTTCAAGGGTGGCGTATTCGCCGGCTACCTTAAATGACTTCCCAGGTTCGCCTTGTATACCTGGCTCGCCTTGTTCTCCTTTCAAAAATTCTAAAGGATAATTGACCACAGAAGCTTTACTGTTGCTTCCTGAAGGTTTAAATGCAGGCAATGATGTTACATCATCCGCTTTGTCCGCATTCGGTACTTCATTAACCCCTATGGAGTTAGCCATAAGGCGGGCAACTATTTCTTGATAATCCTGTTCTGTCCAAGCCATAATTATTCCTGTTTATCGGTTACTTCTTCCGGTTGATTGTTGATAGCACGATTGAGCGCGTCAATGAAGAAAGGTTTGCAAAAAGCATTTGCATGCTCTTGTATCAGGGACACTTCTTCATCACTATACTCTGTCTCTTCATTGGAGTTGTATATCTTCAAAGCGAGTGCATGCGATGCGATACCGTTACCGTTCCGGTATAATACATTCGCAAAATTCTCTCTACAATCTATATTTTCACAATGCTTACGGGTAATGTCCGTAGCAATCAGTAATTGTTTAAAATTTATCTTTTTCATGAGCTTGGGTATGATTTAGTTAATCTTCCATCTTTATAAAAAGAAAGTCCGCTGATGCCAAGAGACACTTGGTATCTTGAACCACTTAAATTTGAAATCATTGACAATGACCCTGCAAAAAGGGTGGTAGACGCAGTTAAGTTGCCATCACTTGCTATATTGTCTAATTTTAATCTTGGGTAAGTAACAGAAGTACCTCCGGCTCCACTATCAAGGAATGAAATTCCACCCACATCATATCCTTTTGAATTATAAAACTTTAGACTGTTTGAATTTGGGTCTATTTCTATTTTTGTACCTGACGAAGCGGTTGATATTTTGCCGACAATGCTAACATTCCCATTTTCGTCTACCACCAAAGAGTTGTTAGGAGTTCTTACATTTTTAAACACCCCGCTGTTTGCATTTATCTCTCCCGTAAAAGAGCCGTTATGACATTCAATAGAGCCATCTTCGTGTATCTTGATATTTCCATTGGCGGTAATTATGCCTTCCAACTTAACATGTTGCGACTTTAACGTTATACTTTCCGCCGACACATTAAACAAGGACGAAGCTTTTACTCCATTTTCAAACTCCGCAGCAGCCCAAATCTTGACACCATCCGCAGTGGTTAACCATCCCGCGCTTTTGCTTTCAAGATTGGATGTTCTTTTTGCCACAGCTTCAATCTTTTCATTGGTTTGGCTTAGCTGGGTTTCAAACTTTGTTATCATATCCTCGTAGGCATTATCGGTCAATGCTAACGAATGTATGTATATATCCCCCGTAAACTTCAATTCAAAGTCGCCCGTTCCGTCCCATGTGCCGGAATACTCTTTCATTGCGTATTCCTCGCCCGGTTCAAGATGTTCGGTGAAATGCAGGTTCTGACCGGGAAATCCTATTGTCAGCGTTCCGGCTGTAGCTACCTTATACCGGAAAGAGATAAAGAACTTTCCCGGTTCTTCCCCTTCCTCATAGGTCGGTTTATTGGCTAAATCAGCATTTGACTGTTTAATTCCGGAAGAAAGAATACGAAGCACGTTTCTATCCCCGTCTCTGATAACGGCAGCCATGGCATCCTTGCGGGAATAGAACTTGTCGTTAACCAATAAGAACTTTCCGTTCACAGTAAAGAAACGAACATCGTTCTTTGTCTCCCAACCGTTCGTATTGCTTGCAAATGATGCGTTATACAGATAATTATCCTTTGCCTGCACCTCGTCAAGCACTTTGGAGATTTCAGAGTAAATCAAATCTTCCAATATCTTGAACTGGGTCATAATGTTTATTCCCGTTTTCAAGATAAAGTCTCCCATGAACTTATTGCCTTGCGGACTGATAACCGTCACTTCCTTGCCTGCTAAAGAATAGGAATCTATCCCGGCATACTGATGGATACTCGGTGCATCATCGCCATACACGGACAAGGTGATTGCGTTCTGACGCTTCTTGTCTGTTCTGTTGCCGAGTTGTACAAGACTATCACCTTCCTGCGGTATGTCGCTGTTTGCATCACAGTCCGTCTTGCTAAGGTCTATGTAGTCCTCGCCAACACCTACGCATAGGCGCCAATAGTAACGGTTGGATACATTCTCGTAGACACCCGGCTTGATATTGAAGTCTTGAAAACGTATCTGGTCGCCTTCCTTGAACGGGTTCTCGATAGCCGTCTCCCCATCATCAACCAGCAGATAGCACCGCCAAAAATCCTCGTGTTCCTCAACCTTTCCGCATTTCATTCCGGCAGCGGTGAACATGTAGTTCCCGCCTGCATAAGAGAGTTTCTTTATCTCCAGTTCGGAGAACATCGCTTTGATACGCACAAAGAGTTCGTCCACTTCAATGTAGGATTTACCCGTCTTGCTGTCTACTTTAATAACAAAGCCTTCGCCGAGAGCACCGGAAGAAAAGTTCATGGACTGGATGTAGTCTGAAAATAATCCGCCTAAGAACTTTATTAAAAATCCAGCTTCGTCCGGTCTGTCTTTTCTTATAAAGAACTTGGATAAAGCCTCTATATCAAGAGCCTTAAAGTAGACAATTCGGTCGGCGGAAGTCCTGATGAACAGTGCTGGGTCGGCATCTGCGACGCATATATATATTTCCCCGAGATTCAGACCTTGTAAATGCTCTTCATCACTCGGAGATAAAGCAGGGGGAGCTGCCTGATTGTTTTCATTAAGAGCATCACCAAACCATAATATTTTACTAAGCCTTTTTTTCATACCTCAACCTTATCAACATTAGTAAATGCAGCTTTTTCTGCGCTGAATTGCAACATCTCTCCATCTTTGGCGTGATCTATCAGGAATGCGGGGAAAGAGGCGGAAGAACCAGCTTCAGGAGAGCCACCAATACCTGCAATATCGTTATTCTGTAATTCAAGAGCCATATTTATATGGAACAACTGGCTATCTTCAATAACTTGCGTCATTTCCGGAACAGAACTTTCCGAACGGACATATCTTGTCCCGTCAATTTCCACCATAGAAAGGCATAAAATACGGTTTATGTGTTTTGCAAACCAATAAGGGACACCGTTTGAATTTCCTATTGTAAGATTATATACATCATAAGGTACTGCGTATAATTCTTCTATCTCTTGCATTTGGTTGCGATATTGCTCATTATCTATTCGAGGGGAATATCCTCCAGGTTTAAATCCTGCTTCCACACGAAAATTAAATACTTGCTGAATATCATCTACCCAAAATATGTTATCAAAAGCGGAGTTATTGCTTTTATGGGAATAACGGATAAGCACAGTTTCCTCTAACAAGTCATCAGAGGAGCATACGATAAAAGGTTCTGATGTATCTTCGTTGATTGTAACCGTATATACGGCATCCTCCAAGTCTCGAAGAATGGCGTAATACATCACTACATTGTCATTATGATTATATGTGGAAAGTGATATTGGTGTAGAATTTCCTGCGGCAAGATTGTTCAGGCTCGCTGAAACTTCCTCAGAAGCATTAGTGAATACCTGTATATGGATTTTATCAGAAGCGTGGAACTTCTGAATATAGTCCATATCAAGCCCAAACTTATCTTTTACAGGTGAGAAAAAAAGAGGGCAAACATCACCAACTTTTACCATGTCTTTTCGTCCTTTTATAGTGATGTGTAACTTCACACATCATGCGCAAATATACATACTATTTAGACCAATTCCAAATAATACATTGTAAAATAACGAGTGCCTGATAGACTTATATGAAATCTCCTCATCTATTAATCCACACTCTTGACTATCAAAGAATATTTTACCGCTTCCGGTCGTCCATAATTATAGCTTGCACTTTTTACGTAGCCTTTATAGATACGCCCGTTCTTTTCCACCCGAATGTAACCCGTCAAGTCTGACGGTATTTCCAAATCTCCGGTCTTGACGGAAAGTTCTCCTACTGTGAACAGTTTGTTTTCCAATACAATGCTCGACCTTTCGCTAACTCCATTGATTGTCACATCACTGTTACCGTCAGATGATGTAAACTCCAACGCGTTGGCAAAAGCACCTATATACCTTGCGTTTGCTTCAATCATAAACCTTTGGGAATACATGGCATTGAACATAGTAGAAGGAGATATGACACCGGATATTGTATATCCATCCCTTACAAGCTTGTATTTTTCTCCGTCAAGTGATGCTCCAACAAAGAATATATCATTATCACTGTCGCTGTCAGTCGTATCTTCACCTCTTTTTTCCGCAAGAAATTCCATACCATAAGCATCGGCTCTATATGGGCTAACTAATTCCAATACGTTATCTGTCAATGTAATGCCGGTGGTGTATTCATTGGTAAAGCGGAATTCATCGCGACCATTTACACTGTCGTAATCCTGTTTGTCATACCCGACTTTTACCCCCGAATAAACCAGTCCGGCATTCACATTGTATTCCAAATCGGAAGTGCTGTCCTGCAAGTCCTTTATTTCTGTATCTTGGAATAAAGTATCACGATGAACAAATGTCACCTTCTCGTCACCGATTACAGGGACAAACCCAAATTCCGCGCTCATCCAATTGGCGAATTTGGTATAAGATGTATATATTTTGGCATTGGGAAGTCCTCGTATGCTTTCTGCCGGAACTATCATCGCCATGTCTAAACGCTCATCTACTCCGGTGGCGATTTCACCCGTTACATTGTTCTTATCAGTTATAGACCTCAGTAAACGGTTAAGCAATACTTTAGGACTGATACAATCTATTTTTACAGATTTTCCACGCTCGGAAAAACTTATATTTAACGGTGTGTCAAGACTGTTGAATTTAAAATTAACGGGAAATTTTTGATATATAGGGTCAGATTTTGCAAGTGCTATATTGAAATTAATCATCTCACCTGGAGATATTGTCAAATTCTCATCAATATCGACAGTGTATGTATTAAATGTTTGAATTGTAGCAGATTGATAATATATTTTAAGTTCTTTACTATTTTCATTATAAGAGGAAAGCCGTATATATATCGGGAAGGATACGCCTGGTCTCTGATACGTAATGAATACACTGAATTTTACTTTTATCCGTATGGTCAAATCCCTGTCAGATATATTTTTGAACAGATATTCTCCGAATAGACTTTCCGTACTTTCAAATCGGTTTTCAGCCGTATCAAAAACCTCTACAATGTCCTTTGTCGCAATTTCCGGTTGTCCTAACATATAAAAAGGAATAGTATAATAAGCATTAGGATAAGCAGTCATTACATGGGAAACATTAGGCTCCTCTGCGTCACTTGGTATAGACCATTTTATATCACTGTTCATTAACAATCTGTCATAATCCAAAGGTTGGGACTCCTTTATTTTTTTTACCGGGTATTCATACTGCGTGCCTTTCTTTGCCTTAATCAAGCTTGCGAGACTGTTGTCGACGGCATTTATTTCGCACGTCGTATCATTGTAGGAAAATGTAGAGTAGTCCAAAGCGCATCTGAACTTTTCATTTAACAGCCATGAGTTATTCCTGGTATAAAACACGAGTGTTGCAGATGAGTTCAGGTAATTCGACAAATATTCTTTCAGCAATAGCGAATAAGCGCCGTTGGCAAACTCAAATTTTGTGGAAAAACTACGAACAACTCCGTCATAATCCCCTCTCTTGAAAGACATCTCTACATCGTCCCAATTAACAAGCTCATTTGTGGCGTCATATGTCATTCCGCCTATCAACAGTTCACATCTGTAATACATATCTATTTCTTTTTTGAAGTTGAACGTATCATAGCATCTATGTCATCACACATACGTTTGACCATATAGGCATATTCTTTGGCGGAGAACGTGTTTTCATCAATGTGCATTTTTACATGAGACATTAAAGAAACGCGTTCTTTGGTAAAATATTCCCTATCCATTTTTATTTTCCCTATATCAGGAGATGTTTCCTGCAATTTTGCAAGGCGGTAGTTGTCAGAAGCGGAAACGCTGCTTATCCGGTTCTTTATCTTATCATGTTCGTCCTCTCTGAATTTATAACCCAAAGCAGACATGACTTCTACAGCATCACTCCAGTTTCCAGAAGAAATGAGTTCCTGACATATGGCAAGGCAATTTAATCGGATTTGAATTTTCAGCACTTCATTTTTCCGGTTTATTTGGGCAGAAACAGACTTTCCCCCTATTATTGATAAGTATTCATTGCATAGCTTCTCGGCCGCCAAAGCCTTTTCTCTGATACTATATCTTCCGCCTTGAACAACCTTATCAATATCCCCCAGGAATATGTTTATAAAGCGGGAAAGGCATATTTTGTTTAAGTCATTATATATCATATCTTATACTCTGCTTGAAATCCAATTGTAATCCGCAATATGGTTGGCTTTCTTCATAATCCGACCAATGTTCTGCAATTGTTTGGTATTGCTTTCCATCTTTCTTTCAAGTCGGCTGTAATCGTTGTTTACATTAACAACAATCCCCTCTTCTCTCATATTCTTTAGCTTTTGTTCCAATAAACCATAATCAGAAGTAAGCCCGCTACGGTCATAGATATATGATAAATCAGGGATTACCTGCGCATGCGCCGGAAGGTCTACCAATGTCGGCTTATCAGGAGTGATAAAAAGCCCATTATTAGTCACGATACCCTCTTTCTTGCCGCCATCACCTACTATTGCCAAACCGCCGGGATGGTCTTTTGTTCCTTTGGCGTATTTGGGAATGGGTTGGGCTGCTATTAGGGCTACTTGTGCGGCTCCCATAGCACCGACTAAAGCAGCAAGAACTAAATTTGGAAGTGCTTTTGTCACAGCTAAAGCGGTTGCTATTCCTGCCTGAACAATAGAATTTGCTTTATCCCATTTAGCCTGTTTCTCCTGTAATGCAGCTTTTTTCTTTTCCAGCTCTGCATTTTTGGCGGCTGTCTTATCTTCGGCTGCACGTTTGCGAACTTCTGCCTCTTCGGTAGAAATTGCACCATTTTCTTCAAGGGCTTCTATACGTTCTATTTCTTTATCGTATGCTTCATCGTTGGCTTCTTGTTCTTTTTCAACGTTTTCTATCCGGGCATCATATATATCGGTCATTAACGAAGTGATACCAAATACGATTTTTTCTACGCTTTTTAAGAGGTATCCAAAACTTTTTATCACATCTTCTGCCGTTCCTTTAAAAGTCAATTTTCCTTTCTCTGCTACACCCACCATTATATCAGATAATCCCTCAAATATTCCTGCCGTTTCACCAAGAGTATCTCTTGCCGCATCATTCATTTCTGATAGACCACTCTTAAATTTGTATATCCATTCTTTTTGTTTTTTATTGGCATCGTCATAATTCAGTTCATCTATTTGCGCTTGAATTTTATTAATCCTTTCTTGTAATTCCTTAGCCTTTTCACTGTTAATATCAACAAGGGCCATTTCTGCTTTTGCTTCCGCAAGAAGAGTCTGGAGACGCGCCTTAGCATACTTAACCCCAATATCATATAATTTCTTTTCGTAATCCTCTTTGCTTATTTCGCCATTTGCATATTGTTTTTTTATGATATTAGCTTCTTTCAAAGCGGATGTTTCCTGCTCGTTTACTACCTTATCAGTATTTGCCTCAATCAACCTAATTCTTTCTTGGAGGTTTCGCATTATGAGAGAATTTTCCCGTTGCATGTACTTCATGCGTATCGCCACAACATCCTCTCCATTCTTTTCAGCGTCCTTTATTTCCGCATCACGCATCATATTATTGAGTTGTATTTGGAGATTAAGCCTTTTGTCTAATTCTTCATTCGAGTTTTCCCCAATGGAAGCCAATCTGTTTTCAAGATTTGTTTTTTCTATTTCAAGCAGTTCTTTATCGTATTTATCGTTTATTTCCGCAATGGCTTTTCCTTTCAGCGTTTCAAGATTTTTCCGAAGCTCTATTTCTTCGTCTGTCCTACCCTTTATCTCTTTAATCCTATCATCGTATTCCTTACTGATTTCAGCTATTTCTCTTTCTCTACCGTCAGCTATCAATTCTATTTTAGATTTGGATAAATCCTCTGTTATCTTCTTGATATATTCAGCGTATTCTTCCATTTTCTTTTTTTCATCGTCATAAGCTTTATTATTTTTACCTGGGTCATTAACCAATGCTTTTACATCTACTAATTTTCCCAAATCATTCATTTGGTTCTTATACTGAATACCTTGCTCTTTTAAGGCTTTCAAAGTTGCTTCTTCCGCTTCAAGCTTCTTTTTTGCATCTATACCTGCTTCTGTTCTCGATAATCCCGTATCTACAAACTTTTGATATTCTGCACGTGCTTTTTCGACAGTATAAACTTGATTAAGCCGTTTAAACTCGGTTTCCTCGTAATTTGTTGCGGCTTTTGTCACTTCATTCATTACCCGTTTAGCTTTGGCAGTAGCGATAATCTGTGCTGTTAATAATCTATATGCGTCTTTTGCATTCCCCGTCATTATTTGTTCTTTTGTATAATTATCAAATAATTTAGGGAAAGTACTTTTTAATTCATTTGCAGCTACGATACGCTCTTCCATAGCTTTTTTATTATCGGTGGCAGCCTTATATAATAGTTCTAATTTGATACGTTCTTCTATTGTATCACGAATAGCTCCTTTTTGAGCTGTCCTTAATTTGTCTTGAACGGAAATTATTTCATCCAATGCCTTCTTTCCTCTAAACAAACTCGCAACCCAATCTATAATCTCCGAACTATACGCAGACAATAATGTTATACCTATTACAAGTGCTGATTGCCAAGAAAATAAACTGCCAAGAAGTTGTTTCCATACCGGAACCGCAGTTTGTCCTTCGGATTTCATCCGCTTAAACTCTTCACTTGCTCTTTTTAATTCATCCACAAACATTGGCAAGTTGTTGGATATGGCAAGGAAGAATTGATTGAAACTCATTGTTAAAGACGGTAACTCTCGCAATAACTGCTGCGTCTGAACATTAAGCCCATTCCAAGAGGACGCATAATTACCTACATTCCTTTGATAATTCCCAAATTGAGAGTCAATTTCTTTCAACTTATTATTCAAAGCATTGGCTTGCGCTATCAAATTCTTCCCGACACTACTTTCCCGGTCAGCTTCACTCAACGCCTTATACCTTTTCTGCAACTCAAGCATGGCGGCATTCATTTCATAATAGCTGCCGGAAGCTGAAATAATTGCCGTGGAATGATTTTTTATCAAAGCTGAATATTGTTGATTTTGCGCCATCAGTTCCGTATGCCTTTGTTTTAATAGCGAAGACTGCCTTATATATTCAGACAAAGTAATTTCTCCGTCTTTATAAGATTTTCCAAGAGATTTAATATCCGCATCAATCTTTTTCATAGCCTCTTTATTGGCTATGGTATCAGCCGTTAACTTAGTAACTTCGCCATCATATGCCTGTACGGTGTCGATTATGGTGGCATAGTTCATATTTGCCGCCTGCAATTGAGTGGATGCCTGGCTTATTATATTACTTGCTGTTTGGGTGCTTTTAGCCGCATTATCCTGTGCCGAAGACACCTGGTTGGATACGGAAGATAATCCGGCAAGCATATCACTTGCATTCTTGATATTTTTAGCGAACTGTTCAAACAGAAGGTTTAACTTTTGCAAAGATGACATTGAATTTAGTTGCTGGGATACTTGACGTAGCACGGTAAGTTGTTTCGCCTGAATAGATGCCATATTTTCTTGCGTCTTATTCAATTTCTCCAACAGCGAGGTATAATTACGTGCTTTTTGGGAAAGTTCATCAAATGTTTTGGGATTAGTTTTTACTCCTTGCGCCAACTCCTTAGCAAGCTCCACATAAGACCCTTTTGTACTATCAAATTCAAGACGGAGTTCCTTTAATTGTTGTACGGCTTTTTTGTCGACTAAATCGGTAATTATAAATTCGTTTGCCATAAGTCCTAATATTGGGTGTCATGCAACATCACATGGTGATACAAAGATATTGAATTATTTATAATTTTCTAAATAAGAAAGGCAAAAATGAAAATCAGAAAAGGGAAGAGAAAAAGAAAAAGCCAGACATTACATCTGGCTTTATTATTTGGTAATAACCTAAGTAAGGCGATAAAACGGAATTATATATAGATATTTTTATTTACCAATCGTCATTTTCATTTCCCACCAGTCCGTTTTTAACCACTTCCTCAATCTTATCCATAATAACGTTTGAGTAGGCATGAGCCATAACCAATGCCTTGGAGGATGTTTTTTTTGCTTTATGCTTATCTTTTTCTGCGAATGGATAACACGTATCAATAGGCCATTTTTCTATATTTGTTTGCGGTCTTTGAGTTCCATCTGAAAATGCAGATATTATTCCACCTCCTATAACTTTTATAATATTATAATATTGAAGGGTATAAGTAATACGTATCTTAGTATCTTTTATGTCAACTTTTATAATAGGAGTAATACTCACCTTGTATCGGCTCATTCCTCCTAAGTGTTCGGATATACCATCCACAAACCCTTCTCCAATTATAGTTCCTAATTCCTTATCATTTAATTTTATTACAGAATTTGCGTCATTAAATGTTGCAGTAAACCAATAATTCAGAATTACATATAATTGTTCTTTTGTGGCTTTTCCACAATCTACTATTTGTGTATAGGTTAAAGAATTGTTTTTATCAAGAGTTAATTGAGATGAGAGCGTTTCTGCTGCTTCAACCCAACTATCCCCATATTTCTCCTTTGCATATTTTTCCAATTCCTCAGCCCTCATAACTTGGGAACTCATAGATATACAATAACACAACACAGTTAATAGCAATAAAATCTTTTTCATACAAATATCTATTTTTAAAGTTTTGTTTGCAAAGTAATTCCTAATAAATCATTTTGACAATATTTTTAACGGAAATCTTTGTAATTTAGACTGGCTATAAATAGCTTATCACTTTTTTTTCCCAAATAGTTCAGAGTGGCTTCCAAGTTTAAGAAGCTCAATCCCCGTCTGTATCAAAAGATAATTATGCTTTATATGGTGTCCCATTTTCATAAAGAAATTCAGGGGCAATGTCCGCACCGTTTGCCCAAAATACTGTACCGTCAACCCCGTAACGCTCAAACTCGCTTTCATCTTTCAGTTCCTCGAAAGCCGGATATTTCAGGAGTGGCGTTAAATCTACTTTTCTTCTTTCTCCATTGTTGAACGTACACAAAAGAGTGTATTTACCCATGTATTCAGCGGATTCTACTAATAGTATCATATCATTGTCTTTTTATCGTTTAACCTTTTCTATCTTCTCACCGTTTTGCGCCTTTTCCCAAATTTCAAGTAATTGCGCTTCGTGGGTGTCTATGTATTCATTTATCAGTCGGATAGTCTTTGCTGTTCCCTTACCTTCTACCATCCTATCTTTGATAGTGATAGTAAACCAGTTGCCACCGTCTTTAATGTGCAGGTGTGGTGGGTTGTGGTCTTGCCCGTACATGTATATCAGAATACCCCGAATAATGTCTATTGCGCTCATGCCTTTTCTGTTGTTGTTTTGAATGAGCCAAAATCTGTCGTATCAATAACCCCGGCATATTTACCGGAACGCGCCTCGTTTATGGCTGCAACCGTCTCTTCATTAGGTTCTGAATACATTGCATCCATTAAGGTGCTTTCTACAAAATTATTCAAACTCCTGTTCGCTTTTTTGGCATGTTCCTGCAAGATTTGCAATAAATCCTCACGCAAGCGGAACGAAGTTTGTTTTCTTACTACTGCTTCCATATTATTATTTGTATTACATTGTATTATATTGTACAGCAAATATAATACAATATTTTGGGCGACCAATCAAAAATAAGAAAAAAGTAATCCAAATAATTAATTTTCTAATAAGAGGTTTGCTATTTCAAAGATAAGGGCTATCTTTGCGGTGCTTGATACAACATAATAACTCTTGGGCAAAATAAAGCGAACAAATTTTGTACAAGATATTGGGAAACCCTCTAAGGTGGCAGAAAGGAAACAATCTGCGACTTCTATGCCCTGCGTATGTTGTGTCAAGCACACCTACGGAGGGTTTCTTTTTATCATAATTCGTTATAATATGCTTGACACAACGAATGAGTTAATTCCAAATCAGAAAGGTATGACCTCTCTTCAAATAGCAGAGGTCACGGGTAAAAGGCATGATGCTATCTTACGAGACATAAGGAACTTACTCAAACAAGGAGTAGCTGCCCACAATTTTGTGGAGACCTCTTACACTGACAAGTCTAATAGGCAAAGTCCTTGTTTTAATCTCACCCCTAAAGGCTGTCTTATTCTTGCATCAGGTTATGATGCGGTTCTGCGTGAAAGAATAATCAACCGTTTAGAATACCTCGAAAATGAGAAAAAAGTTATCAAGACTCCACAAACTTATCTTGAGGCATTGGAAGCGTTAGTAGCTTCTGAAAAGGAAAAGGAACAACTCCGTATTGAAACAGAGCAGCAACAAAAGCAAATCGAGCAGAAAGATGCAAAGATTACCAAACTCCAGCCTAAAGCCGACTTCGCCGAAGCTGCCTTCAAAGCAGAGGGCAAAGTAGACATAGGTCAAGCCGCAAAGATACTCAATCTCGGTTTTGGGAGGAACACCCTTTTCGGGAAGCTAAGGGATGCGGGCATATTCTTCAAAGACAGGAACGAACCGAAACAAAAGTATATTGACGCAGGCTACTTTGAAATGACGCTGTTGCCGCCAATACGCAGAGACAACCACCCAGACATACTATGCCAAAAGGTGTTTTGCAAGCCCAAAGGACTTGCTTATATTAACCATCTATTTGGCGGAAAGCCTTCTGATGGGAAAATAGCAAAAATCAAATAGCATTGAAGCATAAACATTTACAGGTACGGAGTAATGACGTACAGCTATAACTATACCCAAAAACATATTGCCACGTAACCAAGCATAGATGCACGTTGAGGTTTCGACCAACGTTCACGTTATGATACCCCGTCAGCAATACGGCTGGCGGGCAGATGGCAGGAATAACGACTAAAACAAATATTCATCTATTATGGAAATCAGCACAGCAATGATGCAACACATCCTCCGATTGACGGAAGGATATACGGATTTATTGAACGAACTTAAGGAAGTCAAGGCGGAACTTGCAGAACTCAAAGGAGAAAAGCTCAAGAAGCCGACAATTCATGAAACCAAATACCCACACATGAGTATAATAACCAGGAAATGATTGTATAAGGCGGGAGTTATCCCGCCTTTGTTCTGTTTTTAATATTTTTCAATTTAAAGGCAGAAAAATTACGGGGGTTATACAAAAAACAGTGTTCTTTTTTTAATATCAGAACCAAACATATTCAATCAGTTTCCCGTTGAACATTTCGCCTCTCGGGCAAAAATTGAAAACCCCGTCTTTCTCATAAAGGATATATACTTTCCCCTCCATCTTTGCGGCTTTTCTTGCAAGCGAACGCATCTTAGCTATATCTGCCATTCTCTTTTTGTTTTCACACGCACATCCCATTATAAACCGAATTTTCTAAAATAATCCGCAATGCCTTGCTTTATATGCCTTTCCATGAATGCCTTTCTTGCATAAGAACCGACCTTGTAAATCGCCTGTCCGTATTTTTTTTCTATATCACCGCTAAAGCTTATCCCCACACTTTCAATCCTTAGCCCCTTATCTATCGGTACGGCTGTAATAGAATCGTGAAATTCACCCGTAATTATCAGGTTTGGCGTCCCTTTTGAACTTACAGGAGCGTTTATCAGCGAAGAATACATAAGCGGGGCTACCCTTTGCTTGAAAGCAGCATAGCCTTTGGCGTTCTTATACCAATACCCTGCTTCTTTGGTATTGAAATACGGGTCATTAAGGTAAGTAGGGCGTAACGGTTTGTCGTTTCCGTTAATACCTGACCATAGTTGTTCTACAATATATTGGGAAACTTCTTCTCTGTTTTTTACCATAATATCCCGTATCATCGGTTCAAATCCGGTAGCAAACCGTCTGAAATTTTCTTCTGCTTCAATAATGTTAGCCATAGTCAAGACAATTTAGGGGCGAATGAACGCCCCTAATTAAACGATACCACCATCATAATATACAATCATCTTTTTTCTGTCTTGCCGCACCGGAAGATGCTATATCATCGTAGATGGACGAAAGGGTTTTCTCCCTTTCTTCGGGCGGTCGGTCAAGAAAAAACACATTCTTATAAATATTTATGAAGTCCCTCTTCTTCATACTCTTTACCCTTTCTTCATTAAATGAGATTCCTTCTACTATCATGTCCAAGCCTCAATACCCGTAATTCCAGCTTCTTGCAATACAGAGGGAGATGCAAGTTCCGCAGTACCTTCGTTTATTGTTATAATGCCGTTTGCATAAGAAACATCTGTTGCATTGGGTAATGCAGTAGTTGCATTCTTTTGTAGCAACTCACCATAGTACTCCGTAATATCCAGCTTCCCGAAGTGCTCTATAAGTTTGTATTTTTTGTCTTCCGTTGATACCAAATCAACATAAACCAACCCTTTCAATGCGTCAACGACATCAAAATCATAGGCTCTCACATCCGCGTTCTTGATATATTTCTCGTAATCCTTGAACATGGTTGCGATAGTCAAGTTGGCTTCTGTGCCAGAAGAATCCCAGTCCTGACCGCCCGGATAAACGCCGGACAGTGGAATGCCCGCCAAATCTTTCGTACCGTCATTCATTCCGTAAATGACGTTGTTCTCATCTACAAAATAAGCATCAAATGCCACATTCTTTGCCACCATGATGTTTGCTTTCAAGCTGGCATCGTAGTCCTGCAAAGTCCATACATCATTTTTAGCTGAATAGCTTGTGATTTTAGTAGGGCCGTATCCCGTAGCAGAAGTTTGAGCCTCTCCACCGGAAGGTGCATATTCCACAATCGTTTTGATAGGGAATATTCTTCCCGGACGGTCTGCATGGCAAGCCTTTTCAAAGGCTTCCGCTGTTTTCTCTGTAGGTATCTTATGACCGTGAATAGTCAGTATGATAGCTTTTATTTTACCGGGGTCAAGCACACACACGGAGCTACCCGTATTAAAAGTTGCAACGCCCGGACACTTTCTATAATCTGTTGCCATAACATTTTACTTCTTTAATGGTTAAATTTACATTTTTCATCTCAATAGCATCAATAAAATCACTGAATGGCTTCCCGTCTTCTCCTATAACCCCAACCCTTCCATATCTGTAGTTTTCAATGTAGGAATGTGGAACCACATCATTGTAACTACGGACAATGTTTATGTCTTTCTTGATTTCATCCAAGAAAAGATTGTATATAGGTCGCAATACCTGCTCAAAGGAAGTCTTTTGCCGGTCTTCATTCGAATACCCTTTCAAAGTGTTTACCATAATAATAAACTCCAGGCTAACCTCAGTCTCGGCAGAACTTCTATCTTCCGTGAACGGAGAATAAAGACATATTATAGGAAACTTCAATTTACTTGTCTTGGGGCTTTTACCCCATAAAGTTAATTGATTGCTTATGTAGGCCCAGTCTCCGAATAAAAACGACACATTGCTTCCGTATCTTTTCGATACCTTTTTTACAATGTCCGCAAATATATCATTTACCGGCTTCATATTCCCATACAGTTTATTTTACGTAACATACATGGATTGAAACATACACCAGCATATTCCTTTCCTTGCAAAAGTTTATAAACACGCTTGTTCATATTTACCATATCATTCCATGCCCTAATTTGCAAAACTTGTGGAGAAACAGCATCTCCATCGGCAGAGGTTACTGTTCCCACATTTGTTACGCTGTAATTACCGTCCGCTATATACTTGAAAAATATATAGCAAGCAATAGGGCTGTATTTTTCTGATAAAATAGCAAGCAGCCTATCCCATTTATCATCAACGCTATCTTCTTTTGAGTTAAGATAATCGGTAAAAGCCTTACACATATCCTCACCAAGTATACGAATCAAATATTCCTGTTCATATACGGAAATATATGATTCTATTTTGCCCAACTCCGCATCTCTTGTTATAGAGGGAGCGCCAGTGTCAGGATTTATCCCGACACTCAGCAACCCGGTGAAAGATTCGTAGTCAATTATCATACCGTATCTTTTTTCGCAGATTTACGTTTAGTGAACAACTCCTCGCAACCCAACGCTCTGGCATCATTAATCAGTTCGTTTGTCGCTTCAATTTTACCCTCGGCATAAAACTTGCTCGCAAGAGCCATTCCGACTGAAACTTCATCGCCTGTTTTATACTTCACACCATCCTTGACAAATGTTACGTTATAACGCTTAGTCAGGTTTATTCTATATTCTTTTCCCATAATTATTCTCCTTATGCTTCTTGAGTGATACCTTCTATTACAGTAGAGAATGTGTCCTTTACAAATGCGGTCTTATATTGCGACTTGATATAACACATCAGCCTCTTCTCTGCGATTACAGTCACGATATTCTTGCGGAAATCGTCATTCTCCCATCCTAAGGTAATAGACAATACCCACAAGTCACGAATATTCAAGTATGAGAAATCACCCATGATGAAATCTCCTTGTTCTACTGCTGTGGTCGTTTCTACACGCAATCCCTGAATCAATTCATCTCCATATCGGAATGGGCGGAGATATTGACCGTTAGCATCCTTAGCCAACTGCATGGACGCGTAATCCAATGGGTTCATCAGTACAAGGTTCGGACGATAAGCCATTTCGCTGGTGGATACAATTTGCGAATATCCAGCCACAAGAGCATCAAACATATTTGGCTTCTCAACATAGAAAGTAGAGAGAGAGAATGCCGGCATATCCGATGCAACGCCTTTTATTTCTCCATCAGAGCCATTGCCTGACAAAATTCCCTGCTCTTCTTTGATTCCAAGTTTATTTACCATTTCCGTTTCAACTTCATTGACGAAGCTGGGAAAATCCGACAGCGTTTCCTCTGTAAATTTAGCAGCAATAGCCACTTTGGCAGCGGTTATTGTTTTTTCTGTCAATGTCGCATCCATCAAAGGCTTTAGCCCACCTTCAGGAACCCATGCAGCATCTCCGTCCTTGCTTGTATATTCCGCATAAACCAAAGCCCTATTATTTGTGCTTGATACATTTGCATATTTTCTAATGACGGTTTGCGCTCTCGGATTGACTGATAAATTTGGGTCAACCTCAAGTCCGTAATGCGGAGCAAGGGACCCGGAAGTAATAGTTGCAGCGTCTTTCTTTTCCAGCACAAGATTTAATCCCAACTTATTGCCGGGAGCCGACTGACAAGCCGATTTCAAATCAAGAGACATAACGCCCTTCTTGTCCGCAGCAATATACTCCTTGAGCTGTTCGTGTAGCTGCTCATAAACAGATTTAATCTTTACCTCCCCGTTTTTACCTACTTCGGTAGAAGCCTTTACACGTAAAATGGCATTCTCCAATTCATTAACCTTCTCCTCAAAAGTCTTTTTGTCAATGCCGGCAAAATCCTTTTCCTTGATGTCATTTATGGAATCAGCGGCATCCTTTATGGATTTACGCAAATCTTCCAATTTCACTTCATCCGCAAGATAGCCTTTCACTTGTTTTTCAAAGGCTTCTCCCATTTTTTCGTCCAAATATTCAAAAAACTTCTTGTTTTCTTCGGACAAGCCGGATGTGTCCATAAGTTCTAAAAATCCTAATTTCATACCGATTTTAGTTTTAATAAATTACATAATGATTTTTCTTCCGTTTTGCCATTACTGCCGGCTTCCATCCCTTTGGGTGGAGCAGGTATAACACCGTCCGGCCTAAAAGATGCAAGTGACATTGCTTTGGCTATAATTTTTTGCAAACGCTGTTGCTTGGTTGTACTCATATTTTTACATAACAAGGAAATTTCACCGCTTAAATCCTTATAAGCGTTTTCGTAGTCTTCAATTGACTTCAACCCCAAATACTCGGTTTCTCCATTACAGCCAATTGATACCACCGATATTTCATACAGCTTAACCTCTCTAACAATCAGGGCTTCTTTTTCGTAATCCCATTCGCAATTCTCCCATACATACTCATAACCAATAGAGAATTGATTAAGCGTGCCTGACTCAAGTTGTTTTATGGCCCTATCTCCAAGTTCAATCTCATCAATGCGCGCCTCAAAATAAAGCCCTCTATCATCTTCTTTCAATTCTGTAATAAATCCCAAAGGCTCTGACATGTCGTGCATCCAAAGGAGTATAATTTTGTCATTTGCCTGGCTTTGCGGCCCTCTTTCATTGATACTTTTTGAAAAGCAACCTTTCAATAGAATATCATGAGCCTTATCCACGTTTCCGAATACAGCAGCGTATCCGCTGATAGTCCGGCTTTCGGGGCTGTATTGGACATCCTTTGAGTTTATGGAGAACAATTTATACTGCATCCCCATCTTATCTTTGTATTTATTTGTCATTGTTTCCATTTTCCTTACTGTTATTGACGTTATTTTCAACAGATGCACTGCTTGCTGCATTGCTATCAAAATCTCCTTTTGGATTATCCGGGTCAATATCTATGTATCTTGCAACTTCTATACGTGCCTCATCATGTGTTATCAAAGACTTATCTATCAATCTCTGTAAGGCATCAGCAACTTTAACCAATGTATTGGCTTCTGTCTCCTTATTGGTTTGAAGGCATTCAACATCTGTAAAATCAATCTTAATAAAAACATCTTCCGGACATATGGCTTTTGAAAGACATTCTGCTATCTTTCGGCTATCTGGAATGATTACGTCCTGATAAGCCTTTTTCCCGGCACTTTCAAGGTTGTCGTATTTGGCATCCGTAAAAAGATTGGCATTTATGCCCATTGCATTGGCAATCTTATCTGTACACCTCTTATCCTCTTCATGAAGTTTTAATTCATCAGCATTAAAATCAAGAGGAAGCCATCCTAATTTGTAACGTGTCACCAAAATGGGATATTCCTTGTTTACTAAGCCATAATCACGTTTAAATCTGTCCTTTATATCCTTTTCATCTTCCGAGGAAAGGGCAACATTTCCCATCTGGTCAGTATAATCATTATAGAGCACGCCTTTAGGACCACCATTTACAAGCAATGTATGGCTTGCAGACATAGAAGCTACCCAGTTTGATATAGGCTGGGAAAGGCTATCTGAAACGGACTCAAATTTGACATCAGCAGTCGCACCGCTATTTATTACTATATTGCTGTCATATATTACAAGATATTCATAGTCCTCCAACTCTAATCGAGTTCCGTTACAGTCTATATATACACTTGATATAATATTTTTCAGTTCGTATTGGCGAAACACCTTACCGGTTCCTTCCATATGGAAAATCTCAGGTGGAATTATCCACATTGCCTTAGGAGTGCTTGTTTTTGTCGCTCTAACAAGAACAATTGGACAATAGCCGAATACCTTAAGACATATTTCAATTTGCTTTATAAATGAAGAGAATGTTTGCAGCGGATTGGGAGCGTTGAGTATATTACGTATATCGGCAAATGTCCTTTTTTCATTTCCATCCTTATCTACCACATAAGGAATACCACGGGACATCATAGAGCCGATTTTATCAACTACAGTGAAGAAAGGCGTACAGGAAACAAGCGCTCCGGCTTTATCCAAATTGTTAGTCATGTCATAATACACTTTCCATTTGGAACGCCTTCCGAACAAATCGGACAAAAACCAGTAGTTTCCTGCTGCATCTCTTTCTACCCGATTTACATTATCATACATCGGAATAGACTTTTTATTCTCTGGCTTCCAAAATTTAGTAAATATGCCCATATACAAAGCAGGAGTGACAGCAAATAAATGCGGCCACTCCCATATATTTAGTGTTTTAGTCCATTAGTACGGTTGCGTGCAACTTCACACGCTTGTAGTGACCCTACGTGTGCAAATATATATATTATTTAGACTAATTCCAAATAACAAACAGCATTTTTATGATTATTTTTTTGATTTTCTTTTTACTCTATCCGCTATACAACACAATACATACATTGCTTCATAGACATCTTTACCGTCATAGTCCATTAGATTACGCATAAATAAGGACATTTTATTATCCCTCTTGAATTTAAAATCTCGAATTAGCCCCTTAAATGCTTCAATATAGGAAAGTTTTCCTGTATTTTCTTGCCTTGCCCACACATCACCTATTTCAGCCCTATAATCGCGTATATAATGAAGCATTGCCTGCGAAGTCTCAATGTTTACATCGGCACCAGCGACCAGCGCGGCGATTTCTTTGATGGGAATCAATTCTCCTATATACGCATCGTCCACATATATTGTATCATGTACAACATACGCTTTCGCATACAGAAAACGCCCATTAAGCAGTGGATGTATTTCTACAATTGGAATGCCGGAAAATGCGACTGTCGCAGCCTCATAGCTGTCATATTCAAAATCTCCGCGTTTTTCTACGGTTCCGGTAAGAGCATCTGCCCCATCATCATGTGCGTTTTTTCCGAACTTCCTAAAAGATTTTATCTCTGCATGAAATTCAGGAAAGAGTACTTCCCAACCTTCCGGCATATATGTAAGATTCATAACCTCAGCGGAGCGGGTAAATATTCGAACTTCCTTATTCCCCGACTGATGAAACCATTTTATTTCTGTTTCATTATTGCCCATTATCCGTGATTGCCGCTCTACGTTTCGGGCAAAACCACGTCCACCGTTATTGCTTTCAATGTTAGCTATGGTTACTCTATCTTTGGCAAGCAAAGCTGCAACTTGCGGTTCCGTAACCTCCATAGGAGCGTCCGTATATAGTATGCTTAAAATAAAGTTGCCTATTTCTGTATCCACATAATCTATGGAACATAATCTGTCACTGCCCGTATCTGCGGTATCGGTATAATTTTTCCGAATGGCACGGTTGGTATATGGTATTTCCCTATAAGTCTTGAATGTACCGTACATGAGACCTTCTATAGGTGTAGGGTTCTGCATATATTGTGTTTCAAAGACGAATGGATTTATTCTATTGAGATTATGCAATTCATCCAATGTGTGTTTAAATTCCCACAAAGGAAATTCTTTCCCGTCCGCTTCTTTTTCTATGACCGGCAATGAAAGAACAGTCCATTGCCCTGGCTCTGTTTTCATAAGATAGCCGCACAGATCATTCTCATGCAGGCGCTGCATGATTATTACAATCGGGGTGTTTCGGCTGTTCACTCGGTTACGGATAGTAGTTTCAAAGCGTTGGTTAACCTTTTCCCTTTTCACGTCAGACAAAGCGTCCTCCGGCTTAATAGGGTCGTCTATGACAATGGCGCCGGAAAACCTTGCCCCCTTTAATATGCTATCTATTTCTTTTTCTGTTTCTTTATCATCTATATCGTCCACCTCTCCAGCGCCAAATCCCGTTATCTGTCCACCTGTTGATACCGCATATACACCACCGCCAGCAGTGGTACTCCACTTCTTTTTGCTGTCTGTGCCTCTCTTTATCTGGACATACGGGAACAGCTGTTGATACTCTTCTGATTTAACTATGTCTCTAATCTCTTCTGAATTATCGTGAGCCAAATCGTCAGAATATGAGAGATGGACAAACTTTGAGGAAGGGTTGAGTGCCAATCCGTATGATATAAAGTTCTTTACGGCTAATTCGGTCTTTCCATATCGTGGTGCAATATTGATTATCAGTTTTTGAATTTTTCCGGAAATAACATCATCCAACGCATTACATATGCGTTCATGGTGTCTGCTCACCACAAATTTGCGCCCTGTTTTACTTTTAAAGAAAAATTTTGTGTAATTGAGAACGCCCGACATACAAAATGCTTGTAGATACCGCACACCGTCCATCATAGCCTTTCTATCAGTTTCTTTGCTTCCTCGACACTTATGGGTTTGCTGGTATTCATCTCTATTTCGGTAGGCTCATCAAACCCAAGCATTTTACATATACGCTCAATAGCCTTTATCTTATCATAAAGTTCTATCTTCACATATTCAACATCTACAATTTCCGGAGCATCACTTGTTCCGATATTTTTTTTCAATATCTTGGTAGATATACTTTTTATTGCTGATTTCTCTTTGTCAGAGAGCTCATCAAATTCTTTACGCTCTATCCATGTGTTGTGCATGCTGGCAATGGATGAGAAAGCTATACCGGACAATTCTTGTAGAATGCGTTCTTTAGTTATATCCGATTTGTTTTTTTGTTCCTCCTGCAACTCTTTAACCCTTTGGGCTACATTTGGGTTAGACAACAATTTGCAAGATTCTTCCCACACTTGTTTGTCTCTCATCTTCTCGCACGAATAGGCACGACGATAAGCATCGGAAGCATTGCCGCTTTCGATGTAGTAGTTGCAAAAATTCTCTTGTTTGATTGTAAGTTTTTTCATGTCTTTTCGTCAGTATGGGAAGCATGCCACTTGACATGCTTTCGCAAAGATATGTAATTATTTGGAATATCATACCTATCTATCCGAAATAACTGGTATAATTATCGAAAATATTTATCTCCCCACTTCCTTATTACTTCTTAAAAACATTTACATAATCGATAACTTTCCGATTAGCTTTATCTACTTTTCGCATGTCAAAATGGATATAGATGTCAGTCGTTGTGCTGTTCGCCCAACTATGCCCAAGCGCGTGGGCGATTACCTCTTTGGGGACATCGAGTTCTGCCGCTACCGTGGCCCATGTGTGTCTTGCCCAATATGAGGACAAATCAGGAAATAAAGGATTTCTACTCTTTTTCCCTCCCAATCCCTTCCTTTCTGTCTCTCCAATCTGTTTTAACCCTATTCCCATACGATGCAGGAAATCCTTGTAATTTCCGTATTCATCCATTATATTAAGAAGATAATCCTTCCCTTTGTATTTCTCAATTATAGCCTGCGCTTCCGGTTCTACTTTAATACTGTATAATTTCCCCGTCTTAGCTCTTTTATATTCAAAACGACCATTTACCAATGCAGAATGTTTTGCGTTAAACAAATCGGCTGCATTTACTCCTATGAGATAGAACATGAGCATGAACATATCCCTATATCTAATCTGGTATTCCTCACATGGATAATCTCTCAATAACCTAAGTTGTTCTGCTGTAAGACTACGTTTCCGGGTTTCCTCTTTCTTTATTGAAAACCTTCTGAATGGATACAATGTTGTGTACTCCTCATCAATGGCGTAGTTGAATACACTACGTATGTTCCGTAAATGAATAGCATAGGCATTAACCTTCATCGTCTTTGCCATCCACGCTTCAAAGTTTTCCAGCCATGACTTATCCATGCTCTCAAAAGTACAATGACTATCGTATTCCTCAATCTTGTTTCTTGTGGTTGTATATATAGACTTAGTTCCCTGATTGGTTTTCTTGGAAACGAATTCATCAAGATAATAGAGAAACGTCTTTTGGTTTTCAACCTTGCTACTTATAGCGTCCTCTATCAACTTCTTCAAAGCTTTGTCTGTAGTTGATTTCAACTTTTCTTGTTGCTCTAAAGTAAATATTACTGTTTCCGCCTTGTTTATTATTCCACGGGCAACTATATTCCTCGGCTTGTAATTTTGTGCACGCACAGAATATTCATTCCCATTCCATTCTTTTTCCGATGCACTTAGCTGCGTAGCTATCATTATTTGTTTGTTGTGGAATACATTCAACTTTATCGGATAAGTGCCATCTTTTTTTTGTCTTCTTTTATCAAGGTAGAATTTAACCGTTGCCAT